AGATGATAGGTGGCGACGACCTCGGCGATGGTCACGCCCGAGCGCCACATATCCTGCACGGCCGCGTTCGGGACCTGCTCGAGGAACAGGAGCTTCGTGTCGGCGGCCTTCGAGCGATCGAGCGTCACCGTCACCTCATCATATCCGACGTTGCCGGCGGCATCAGTCGCCGTCACGCGCAGGGTCCGGGAGCCGTTCGCCCACCCGCTGCTGTCCCAGGTGAACGAGTAGGCGGCGCCGTCGTTGGGGGCCGTCAGCGTGTCCTGCAGTTGCCCGTCGGCGTAGAGCTTGACGCTCACGACGGCGACGTCATCGGTGGCCGTGGCCGTCACCGTCACCGACGAGCCGACGGTGGCGCCTGCGCCGGGGGCGGTGATACTGACCACCGGAGCGGTCGTATCGCCTGCGGTGTCAAGCGTGACCGAGATCGCATCGGTGGCCGTTTGTCCGGCGGTGTCGCGGGCGACGGCACTGATCGAGTGGGTCCCGACGCCGTAGCCCGCCACCTTCCAGGTGAAGGCGTAGTCAGCGCCCGCGTTCGGCGCCGTCAGCGTCTCCAGCAGCGTACCGTCGACGTAGACCGAGACGGACACCACCCCAAGGTCATCTGCCGCCCCCACGGTCACGGTCGCATCGCCGGTGATCGTCGCCCCGGTCAGCGGCGAGGTGATGGAGACGATCGGGGCTGCGTCCGAGCCCGACGCGCCACCCACCACGAACGAGCGGGTCGCCTTCGGGCTCGCCTGCCCGTCGCGGTCCCACAGCTGCACGGTGGCGATGTAGACGCCGTTGGCGAGACCCAAGACCTCGTAACTGGAGGCCGCACTCGCCACCTCGCCTGAGTCGTCCACCTCGGTGCCGCCCTCGTCCGTGACGACGACCTGATAGGCGGTTTGCGCGTCGCCGGGGAGGTCCCCATCGGCGAAGGTCCATTCGACGCCTGCCGCGCCCGCCACGAGATACACGCGCAGGTCGCGCACCTGCGGGCGCAGGTCCACCTCGTACAATGCGGTGGTGCCGCCGACAAAGGTGCGCGAGCCGAGGACGAAGAGCCGGTCCCCGAGGCCCCCGACATCATGCACCGTCATCTCCCCCAACAACGGTGCCCGGTGGAAGGCCTGCGTGAAGCGCGGGAGCGGCGTATCCAGTGCAATGCGCCAGATGGTCCCGTAGGCCCACCGCCGCGCGAAAGCGTAGTAGTAGCCGTCGTCGCCAAGGTCCGGGAGATTGGCGCCCACCACCATCGAGGTCTCCGCGCCACGATCGCCGTAAGGCGGCCTCGTCGGCCCGCCGCTCTCATAGCCGGTGATGCCGATGCCGTAGGCACCGTTGCCGATCATCAGCAGCTCGCGGGCGCGTACGTCATCCCAGGCGATGTCGGCCAGCCGGTCGCGCTGATAGTCGTCACCCTCGGGGATAGCATCCGTGGCGCCGTAGTAGAAGGACAGGGCATTGAGAGCCTCGCCGGCGGCATAGGCGGCCGTCCACGTCGCCGGGTCTACCGTCAGCGCACCGATGTTCGTGCGCTGGGTGCCGGCTATGACCGTGCGCGTGATGGCCCCGGCGACGGTGAAGTCCCCGGCGGCGCTCTCGTACCGCAGCCGCATGAGGTCCCACCACGACCCGAGCGGCAGGCCGTGGGTATCGGCAGCGAGCCGCTGTGTCCAGGTGTCCGCGCTCGGCGCGTACTCCCACAGGCCGATGCGCCGGCGGTCATGGTCGAGCGTGGCGACATAGAGCATGTCGTTGGCGGCGCAGGTGTCGTAGTAGAGGCAGTCGCGGATGGCGTCGGGGACGGCCGCAAGCGCCGTGACCCACGAGTTCAGGGCGAGGTCGTAACGCATCAGGACCGGGTTCCCGGTGACGGCCACCTCCGCGAGGACGAAGAGGTAATCGGTGCCGCCGACATCGAGCCACTCCATGCGGGCCGTAGACAGGCTGTAGGGGGCGTCGATCAGGTGATCGGTGCCAAAGTGCGGCGGCTCAGGGGGCGGAGGGACGTACTCGGAGACCGTCGGGGCGGGGGCGGGGGCGGAGCCACCCACTTGACTCCACGGGTTCGCCGGTAGGGTGTCGCCCGTCCCGCGGTAAGCCGCGCTCAGATTGTCCCCGTCGGGCCAATAGAGCAGTTCATCATTCAGCACCCAATCGTCCCACGGTATGCCAATATTTCCTCCGCCCGTGGCCCAATACAGATACCGCCCGCCGCCCGCGATCTCGTAGTAGATCTTACCGTCCCACGTTCCCGCTGCCCGATAAATCCCGTTGTAGCTGCTGTCGCCCGCGCCGCTTACCTGCCATTCCATGACATCCGACACCTCCAGTGTCGCGGCCGTTGCCGTCACGGCCTTCTCGCGCGCCTCCCGCCAGCTCCACACCTCCCCCCACCCCACCACCAGCCCGAAGACCGCCAGCGGCACCAGCACATACGGGAGTAACTGCCGCGCCCGGGTCATTCCCCCACCCCCGCCACGCAGTTGATCCCCGAGACGATGATCCACGCCGACAGCAAAAACAACACAAAACAGCTTCGCGACAGACACCCCGACCACAACGGCTCATTGGGCTGCACAATCTTCATGGCGCATCCGACCTCCCGCGGCAGGCAGCTTTCCCTTCACCGCCCGCACCATACCACAAATCAGGAGGTCGGAGGCCATAGGCCCGAAAATAGTTCGCTACTCGCCGACGAGAGTGACCTCGATCTGAATGAACGCACCCTCCGTGACGCCCGCGTTGAGCCAGTGCACACGCAGGTCGTAACTCATAACCCCATCCTGATCCAGACCGTCCACGTACACCGACCACGGCGCCGACTCGCAGGCCTCCTTCGACGCCCCGGTGCGCACCCGCACGTAGATGTTGCATCCCTGCGGACGGGTCCCGCGCAGGGTGAACTTGCTCCAGTGCTGGAACGAAGCCGCCTCATAGGCGTCCGTCAGCGTCGCCGTGCCTATATTGTACCCCGCCGAGATCACCAGACTGTCGCCGCTGATCTCGAGGTTACTCAGGGTCCAGTCGAGCCAGTCGACCCCACTATCCCATGTCTTCGCAGGCATCTTCACTCACTCCTCATACTGCAACTGCACGATCAGGTCCGTTTCATCGGCTACCTCGGCAGGCTTCACGACACCAACGCGCAGGTCCGTTCCGGGCGCGTCGACGAGCACCGTGCGATTGGAGCGGAAACGCTGATAACTCGCCCACGCATCGACCGGCAGGACATCGTCACAGCGGATGAGGCAGTCGAGCTCGCGCCCCTCCTCCATCGCCGCCGAGGTAACGACGCGCACCCCCACCACCGGCCGCCCCGTCGTCAGCGTGAGCCAGCAGATCCCGCTGCCCGCCTCCGCCGTCGGGTCGGCGTCGTCGTTCCACTCCAGGGCGTAGGCCGTGACCGCCACCGCTGACCGCGGCGGCTGCGGGCCGTGATCAGCCCAGTCGACCTCCGCCGACAGCAGCGCCGGGCGGTTGCCCCCGCTCCCATCGCCCCACGAGACCTCCGCCGACAGCAGCGCCGGGCGATTGCCCCCGCTCCCATCAGACCACTCCAGCACCACCGACGCCAGCCCCGGCCGCTGATCACCGCCCTTGCTCCACTCAAGCTCCGCCGAGAGCAGGTCCGGGCGGAAGACGCCCTTGTTGTCGCTCCACGACAGCCCGACCATGTGCAGGAGGGGGGAGTGCTCCCCGCCCCCGTCGGACCACTCCAGCGCCACGCCCCCAAGCGACACCTGTGTCGGGTGCGCCCGCGACCACTCCAGCCCCGTCGACTGGAGCTCGGGCCGGTGATCGCCGCTCCCATCCGCCCATTCGAGCGTTACCGCGTGCGCGCTCACCTCGCCCGCCGCCACGAGCACGGCCTGCCGGTCCTGCCGGGCGAGGGCGTAGATCAGATACGGCCTACCGTCCGCCTTGACGTAGTAGGGATGCCCGTTGTAGGACCCGGCCGTGAGGTAGTAGCCGCGCCACGGCGACGTATAGCCCGACACCCAGATGACGCCGCCCTCCACGTCCCGTATTTCGCACAACTCGCCGCCGACGACTGCGTCACCGGGCGGCCCGGCGGCAGGGTTTCCGCGCGCCACCACCAACTTAGGCGAGGTGGGTCGCTGATGCTCGGATGAGCGCGTCCCCTGCGTGCCGAGACACCACAGCGTCTCGCCATACTCGCGGGCAAGCCGCACCCGCCAGTCGCCGATCGGGCGCCCGAGCGCCACGCCCGGCGGGTCCCAGTAGCCCCACGCCGGGCGGTAGGCGCCGTCGTGCCCGAACAGCACGAGGCGGTTCTGCCAGACGGTGAGGACGTCATAGCACCCGAGCGCCTGCATCAGCCACGACGGACCGGGCCGGGTGCTGGCGCCGTCGGTCGAGTGCAGCTGCTGCCGCCCGGCAGCCCCCTCGGCCGTGAACCACACCCGCCCGAGCCACCTCACCAGCGGCTGCAGCGGATGCCAGAAGTCGCCCCAGTCGGGGTCGGGTGCGCCCGCGTAGGGCACCACATGTTGCCCGCAGCCGTCGATCGACCACCCCATCCCCGCCGAGCGCGTGATACGCACCGGCCGGCCGGAGAGCGCCGCCGCCGCCAGTACCTGCACCCTCCCCTGCGCCGGCCGCAGCAGCGCCCCGTCAATCACCTGCCCGTCCCACGCCCCCCCCTTGTCGGCCCAGTCGTACACGTCCCAGCTATACGTGCCGGTCACGATGCGGTCAGAGAGCGCCGCCGCACCCGCCCAGCGCATCGCCTGATTAGCCTCCGGTCCGGCCTCCACGCGCGAGCGCAGGGTCCAGTCCGAGCCATCAAAGCTCCAGATCGCCGCCGACGCCTCCTCCACCGCCCCGCCGGCGTCAAGCCCCACCAGCCACCCAAACGCCCACAGCAGGCCGTCAGACTCAATGAGCTCCTGCACGTAGGCGGTATCGACCTCATCCAGCGGCAGTTCCACCGCCGCAAAGCCCTCACCGCTGACGGCATACAGCCCCTCGGTGCCCCGCTCGCAGCCGACGTAGCAGGCGCCGTCGTACACGCACAGGCAGGTCAGCAGGCCCTCACCCTCGAACTCGGCCACCTCTCGCAGCGACAGGTGCATACGCCCGCCCTCCTACGCCGTCACAAGCCAGGTGCTGTTGATCTGATCCACGTAATCAGGCGTCCCGTCGCTGCCATCGCCGTAGACCAGCCAGACGACGACCACGCTCTCCAGCAGGTCATCGGGCAGCGTCGTGTCCGTCAGCCGCGTCAGCCGCAGCACCATCCGCGCCTGATTGACCGCATCCTCATCCCACGGTTCTGCCTCCGCCAGGAACTGCTGCTCCGTCGCGTGCTTCTCAGCAACGTGCGCGGCGATCTGCTCGCCCACGTACTGCTCGATAGTAGTCTGGACGCCTGCGGCACGCTTCAGCACGCCCCAGAAGACGGCCGTCACACCGTCGCCGGAGGCAGCGGCCGACTCGAGGTCATCCACGCGGGCATCAAGCGAGGCGGCCGGTGGCGTCGCGCCGAAGTAATCCAAGCCGATGGCGGCCTCGATCTCGGCGATGCTGTCATCGCCAGAGCCGAGCGCCGCAAGCGCCTCCAGCGCCCGGATGAACTCGCGCTCATCAGTCACGGAGGTCACGGCCGCCGGCCCGGTGATAACCTTCGCCACCAGCACCGCCCCGGCCACGGCCCCGCCGGTCGCGGAGGTGTGCCACGAGACCACAGCCTGCTCGCGACTGTCAGGGTCCCCCGCGGCCACGCGCGTCACCGCCAGCGCGTAGAGATAGGTCGTGCTGCTCGCCGGGAGGACGACGTTCGCCGCCGCCGTAGTCCGCAGGAAGAGGTAGTCATCGCCCGAGACCGCGACGCCAGAGCCCGCGGTCACGTCCACCGACAGCCCCGCCCCCGCCGCCACCACCCACGCATCGGTCTCCACGCAGCCGGTCCCAAGCGCCTGCAGGGCCCCGACAAGCTGCGCGTCGAGGATCCCGGCCATGGAGTTGAACTCGGCGCTTGGCACCGGGTCGGCGGGCATCCAGTCGTTATGCAGCAGATCCCCGTAGTGGTCGAGGCTCATGCGAACCCTGCCTCCTCGTTGTCGAAGCCGCTCGCGTCATCGTCGAACAGGGCGACCTCGCAGAACTCGTTGTCGATGATCACGCCGTTGGCGAGCATCGGGTCATCGGGCGTCGACTGTGAGGCGAGGTGCAGGCCGCCGTTGCGCATGAGCGAGTTGATCGTGTCCCTCTGCGCCCGCGCCCACATCTCGCTGATCATCCCGACCATATCAGGCGCCATCGCCTCAGCCCTCCAGGTTCGGCTCAGGTGCGACGTTGAGGGTCGTCTCATATCGCCCGCGGGCGAAGTCGACGGTGTTGCGCAGGCGGATAATCCGGCACAGCTGCCCGTCGAGGCGCATACCGTGCGGGTCCGACGCCGCCGCGTCCATCCGCGGCGTGACCTTCCAGCCCCACCACAGGTACGGGTTCCCCCGCACCGTCAGGCGTATCCCGCGCATATCCACGCCCCGCAGGAGCCGCAGGGTATTCAGCGCCACCACGCGCGCCACATGCGGGAGCCAGAACTGCGAGCCGGTATACAGCTTCGTCCGCTCCCAGGTGTCGTCGATATTCTGCTCGGAGATCGGCGAGCCGCTCTCGATGCGCGCCTCCGCCGAGAAGCCCCCGAGTGCGGGCATCAGCCCGCCGAGGCCCGCCTGCCCGGGTGGCGCGCCCTGCACCACGACACGGTTGATGTCCGAGGACGGGTCGTGCTGCCAGCCCGCCGCCGTGAGCAGGTTGTCGGTGCCGCTGCCCGAGTAGACCGCATCGTACGCCGTCATCGTCGGGGCGCCCGCGAGGTAGGAGTAGTAGTTGCAGTAGTGCGGTACGACCGTCGTCGAGTCGGTCGGTTGCGCCGCCCACCAGAAGACCGCGAAGTCGCGCTCACACAGCTGCCCGAGCCACTGCCGGGCGTCGCTACCGAAGGGCGGCGGATAGAAAAAACCGCCCGACGGCGGGTCGAGCAGCATCTTGTGGGTGAGCAGGTCGTAATGGTCGGCCGGGAACTCGTGGACCAGCCCCGCCGCTACCTCCGGGGAGATGGCGGTCTCGAGGATGTACTGCACGCCCTCCCAGCCGTAGAGGGTGCGGTCTCCGTCGTGGAGCTTTTGGTGCAGCAGCAGGTCAAGCGGCGCGTAGCGGGCGTCGATCACGCCCGCCGGGGCCTGCAGCAGCACGGAGAAGTCGCGTGCCGTAAGCGTCGCGCCGTAGTCGCCGAAGCCGCCGGCCTCCGGGGCCTCCGCCGTGATGAAGCCGATAAGCCGCCGCACGTAGCTCGCCGAACCACCGTAGGGGGCCTCCCCCGCGTTGACGGCCCCCGACTCGTGCGTCCACGACAGGTCGGCGTCGAGCCGGTGGTTGCGTGCCACGTAATCCGGCCAGTCGTTTCCGATGGGATTGCCGGTGCCCTGGTGGATACTGTCGCCAAGCAGCGCCCGGTTGATCTCAAAGCGCCACATCGGCCCGGCCGCGAGCATCGGGTCGGCGAGCTCCTCGCTTGCCCGCACGAGCGCGGGCCGGATGTCCACGGGTTCGGTTGAGGTGGCGGTCTTCGCACTGCCGACGCGCACCGACACGCCGTAGACGAAGGGCGTGCGCGCGCCCGCCATGCAGCGCGAGTGCCCCTCGTCGAGCATGTCGCGGGTGAGCTCAGGGTTATGCGCCGAGAGCGTGCAGGTATAGCGGCGCTTGCCCGTGCGCACGGTGGCGTGCCCGCGCTTCTCGTACACGGGCTCATCCTCCACCTGCGCGACGGAGCTTGCGTCGCCCTCGTAGAGGCTTCCCGCGCGGTAGGGATTGCCGTCGGCGTAGTAGCCGAAGGCCCCGGCCACCACGGCCGCCGCGTTGACGGTGCGGTTACACCAGTACTCGCGGCTGAAACAGCCCTCGCCGTCGAAATGCGCGGGCGTAACCTTCCCCCAGACATCGGTCTCGGCGGGCACGTCGTGCCCGAAGCGGTACTCGCACAACAGGGCGCTGAACGCCACGCCGCGCCCGCCGAGGAGGACCTTGCCGCGGGCCTGCGTCACCGGCGCCACCTGCGGCTGCCCGTAGCGGTCGGGGAGCGTCTCAGTGTAGACGACCTGCGAGCAGTCGCCGCCGGCGGTCTCTATCTGCACCACGAGCCGCCCGGCGATGTTGAAGACGCGCAGCCACATCGGGTTCGCATCGGCGAACGGGTCGGTGTCGAAGCTGCTGAAGCGCCGCGCCACCCGCCAGTCACCATCCACCCAGCGGCACAGCGTCGGGGCCTGCCCGAGCGTGAAGTTGACGCACCACAGGCCCCCGCCCCAGACGACCTGCGCGTAGGGGCTGACCTCCTCGGAGAGGTCGACGGTGACGGTGCCCGCGGGGGTCTCCAGCGCGGCCGGCTCCTCCGTGCGGAAGATCGGGGCGGTCCCAAGCCACCACAGCCGCACCGCAAACGACTGGCCCTCGGGGAGGTCGAGCGCGGTCTGCGCGAGGTACTCCTCCAGCCGGTCGGTCCCCCGCCACGCCACGGCATGAGTCTGCGGTTCGGCGTCCGGCTGGCAGGTCTCCCAGTAGGAGCCCGCGAGCGCCTCCCACTCGATCGGCAGCGGGTCGCGCCGCCCGACGATCTCGAGCAGGATATCCTCCGCGAATCGGTTCGAGCGCGCCACGAGAGCGGGGACGACGGTGTACCCGGAGACCTGCGTGCGCTCGACCTCATCGGAGAGGTCCCACCAGCGCAGGTGTCGCACGCTGCGTAAAACGCCGCGCTCGAGCGCCTCCATCGGCGTCGTGAGCTTCACCCCGCCCGCCGTGAGGTCCGGCGCCGTGCGCATCGCCGGCGGCTCAGGGTCGGCGTCGCGCACGAGGTTCATCAGCAGATCCGTGCGCACAAAGCCCGCGCGGGTGACGATGGAGGTCTCGCCGAGCGGATAGCAGAGCACGCGCATCCAAGGGCTTGACTTCGCCATGCGCCCTCACACCCCTTCGGCGAGGACCCACGACGCCATACCGTCGAGGCCCTGGTAGTAGTCAATGCTCGTGCCGCGGTCGACCATGACGTGACAGACGCCGCGTTCGACCTCAAAGTGATCGACCGACGTCAGCGAGAGCGCCTCGCCGCTGTCGCGCATCCGGCAGGCGATCGGCGGCCCGACGCTCACCAGCGCCTCGCGGTTGAGCGAGCGGGAGAGCTTGTAGCCGACGGTGGCCCCGGCGGGGTTTCGGGTGAGCACATACAACACCCCGTCGGTATCGCGGTCGGCACCTAAGAGTGTGTGTCCCGGGAGCACGGTAGCAGGCCCCTCCCATCCGTTCACATCGCCGAGGTTGCAGCTTTCGGCGTAGAGTATGGCGCCGTTGCCCTCCCAGAGCAGGGCCACCCGCCCGCCGCCCACGTACGGCACCCAGACGCACCTCCCGCCGGAGCTGCCGACGCCCGAGGTCCACTGTGGGGCCTCCCAGCGCAGCGGCGTTGCCCGGCCCGCCGGCGCGTGCCAGGCGTGCGCCTCCATGCCGCCAGAGCCTGCCCGCGCCCCCACCACCATGCCAAAGCCCGGCAGCCGCCGGAAAGCGCCGGTGGCCTCCATGACCTGCGTCTGGATCGACGAGAGCGACGAGCGCAGCGATGAGTAGCCGACGTTATGAAAGGTGATCTTAAAGCGCGACCCCGCCGGCAACTGGCAGTAGTAGATCGGCGAGGTCCACTCGTTCAGGATAGTCGCGTAGTTCGAGGTGTAATCAGAGCCTCCGGCGGGGACGTTGAAGCCCACCTCCGCCCCGAGCGTGCGGGGCTTTTCGCCCTCCGCAAGCGTCTTCCCGTCGCAGATGGTCGTTTTGATCGTGTCCGAACCCTCGTGGATCCACCAGGTGAAGAGCGAGAAGGCGACCCCGCCCATCATGCTCATGATCATCGCGACGAACCACAGGTCCATCTTCACTTCCTGCTCAAACAGCTTCGTGCCGTTCGGGTCCTCGATATGTAGCTTCCAGCGCATCGGCACCTTGACGGTGTGCATACCAGGAACCGGGACACCGGCCCCCACCGCCGACCACGCCACGGCCGCGAGCGCGCCAGGAGCGTCCTCGAGGTAGACCACGAAGTCCGCGCCGTAACGGTAGCGAAAGCCGCTTGCGGGCGTGTCCGAGATGACGCCCTGCGAGGTTAGGGCTTTCCAGTTCGTGAGCGCCATGGACTACCCCCCTATTGCGACCTGCAGGCCGCGCCAGTTCGCCTGCACCAGCTCAAGCTCAAACATCGCCTCAAAGCGCGGGTCCAGCCGCACCTCGAGGGTCCCGAGGGAGCGCCCGGAGGCCTCCTCGAGCGCCTGCCGGTGGGCCTGCTGTGTGCGGTCGGGGCGGGTGTTGTCGGCAATGGCCGAGAGCCGCTCCCGCAGGGTGCTCCAGATACTCCCGCCCTCCCCCTCCTCGCCCTCCTCCGCGTTGAGGCGCTTGCGCCGCTCCTCCATCATCTCGTACATCCGCTCGGCGACGGCCGCCTGCTCCTTCTGGCTCAGCGTGTTCTCTTTGTAGCCCTTGAGTATGTTCGGGCCGATGCTCTCCGCGGCCATCTCCGGGGTGACGTAGCCAAGCTCGCGCGCCCCGCCCTCCATAGCCGCGGCCTGCCTCTCCGCCTCTTTCTGCTCGCGGTAGGCGCCCCACCAGCCGGAGGTCCACGCCGCAATCGCCGTTGACGCCGCGAGGATCCCCGCGACCAGGGCGACGATGCCGCCGGTGCCGGCGAGCAGCCCGCCGCCGGCAAGCGCGCCGCCCTCCGCGAGGCTGCCGCCTGCGGCCACCGGGAACGCCAGCGAACCAGAGCCCATCAGCAGGCCACCGATCCCCGCCCGCGCCGCCGTCAGGCCCGCGCCGCCGTAGCGCATCAGCGCCGCCCCTCCGAGCATACCAAGCAGCCCGCCGCCGACCCCGCCACCGACGCCGAAGCCCTGCGCACCCACCTGCGTCCCGCCAAGGAGCGCCCCGCCCATGACCGCACCGGGCACCCCGCCCGTCATGCCACCAAGCGCCGCCCCCGCGAAGACCGCCGAGAGCGTCGGGTGCGCGGCGACGAACTCGCCGATATCGCGGATAACGCCCCACGCACTGCGCAGGCCATCGACGACATCGCGCAGCCTCTCAGCAATGCCCGGCAGGGCATCGTGCAGCCGTTCGGCCCACTCCGTGGCCTCAATCATCCACTCGGCCAGGCGCGAGGGGAGTTCGGCCATCCACTGGTGAATCGCCCCCCGGTTCTCCGTCACGAGATCGAGGAAGCTCTGCAGCAGCACAAGCACAGGCTCGAGCGCCGCCGAGGCGAGTTCGACTTTGATCACCTGCGCGAGCAGCCCCACCTGCGCCTGCGCCGGCGCGAGCTCTTCGCGCAGCGCCCGGAGCTGTTCGGTCGGGGCGCGCAGCCCCTCCGCGTTGCCCATCGCCTGCTCGAAGGCGCCCTCCTCCATCATCATCATCGGCATGAGCTGTCCGGCAGCGCCCGGTCCAAGCAGCGCCTGCAGCACCTGCCACTGCGCCATCGGCGCGTAGCCGCCCATCGCCCCGCGCATCCCGCGCAGGGTCCCGGCCCAGTCGATGGAGCCATCCTGGCCGGTCTGCATCCCGCCGAGCGGCCCGAGCCGCATCGCCAGGAACTCCGGCCGCATCGACCACTGCCCGAGCATCCCGGAGGTGGCCTCCGGCGACATCCCGAGGGCGCCGAAGGTCGAGATGGCCCCGGTCGCGTCGCCGAGGCCGTAGCCGCCCATGTAGACCATCTGCATCGCGGCCTGCGCGTACTGCCCGGCGTCGCGGAAGACGTCTTTTACGACCGTGACGACACCCTGCAGCGCGGAGGTGATAGCCTGCGCGATCTGCCCGAAGAGGTCGCCGACGGCCGAGAGGACCATCGCCGCCGCCCCGCCGATTGCTCCGGCGAGCAGCCCGCCGATCGCGAGCGAGAGCACCGACGAGCCCGCCGCGGCCACGGCGTTGACCGAACTGGTCAACAGGCCGACGACGGCCTGCCCGACCTGCGTTGCGCCCGCGCCGGTGCCGCCAAGCGGCGAGAGGACCATGCCCATGCCGACGGTGGCGATCCCCGCCCCCGCCCCGAGGACCGAGGAGAGCAGGTTCGCGGCGTAGCGCGGCACCGAGTAGGGCGAGTGCGGAGAGCGGCCCCAGCGGCGGCCCCCGCCCCCGCCCCCGCCGCCAGCACCCGCCTCTTCTCCGCCGAGATCCTCAAACGGGTCGTCACCGGCCTCCGACCACGGCCGGAACTGCCCGGCGCGCGGGTGCCCGGCCGGGTAGCGCAGCGGCCACGGCTCCCCCTTGCGGCGTCCACTGCCACCCGCCACCAGCTCATCGGCGAAGGCCTGCTGCTCCTCGAGCGCCGCCTGTGCCTGCGCGTGTTGTGCGGCTAGTTCATCCTCGCGCTGGCGGCGCTTCGCCATGACGCGCTCTGCCACGCGCGAGTCGAGCTCGTTCTGCTTCCACTCCGGGACCCGCATGTTCGCACTGCGCCGCCCGGCCCGGTCCTCCCAGCCACGCCAGGAGCCGTTCTGATAGGTGTGTCCGCTCTCTGCCTGCACCTCGGCGACCGCCTCGGCCGCATACTCGTCATTCAGGTCCCACAAAGCCACGGGTCACTCACCTCCGATGCCGAGCAGCGGACACGCGAACACGGGATGCTTCAGGCGCTCCACCTCCGCCCGCGTGAGCAGCAAACGCCCCTGCTGCACCACGCACGAGAGGATACGGGCCGCCTGCCAGAACCTGCGACGGCTGACCCGGATGCCGCACTCCCAGGGAACACGCCCCGTGTCGCGCAGCATGAGCCAGCCGTCTACGAGCGGGGAGAGTTCGTCGGGGACGTCGGGGATAAGCTCATTCACCCCGAGATGCGCCAGCCCCCACTCCACCATGAAAGTTCTCCTCATCCGTTCGCAGGTCGCTAATCTCGATGATGCGCCGGGCGAGCCGGACCTTCACAGTCGAGGGCAGCAGGGTCCCGTTCGGGCGCTCGCCATCCTCAAGTGGCAGGTCCCACCGGACCAGCCCCCCGCGCAGGATCAGATGCACGAGGTCGCGCTGATGCACCCGCATCGCCCGCAGCTTCTCAGGGTCCGCGGCCGTCTTCACCTGCAGCTCGATCATCTTCTCGGGCCGCTCCAGCGCCTCGAGCAGCCCGGCGGCGTCGAGGCCGATAAGCGCCCGCCCCTCCGCCGCCGCCGTCAGGAACGCGTCGTAGTCGTCGTCGGAGAGGTCGCGCAGCCAGAACCTGCTGCCGTCGATGGTCTCGATGGTCACGTAGTAGTCGTCGCTGTTTCGCAGCATGACAGGCATAGGGGCAGCTCCTTTGCTCGACGGTGGGGTTTGCGTGGTTCATTTCTTCGGTTCATTTTCGCGACACTCATCAGGTCGTGCCGGCGGTGATAGTCACCTCGAAGCTGAGGGTGTCGCTGCTCCAGGTCATCGGCGTGTTGGCGTTGCTCGCCTGCCGCGACCACGCGGAGAGGTAGTTATGCGCAATCACAATCTGCAGGTAGCGCCGCCCGATGCCGACGCCGGGGACCTCCGCCCGCATCGTGATCGTCGACCAGTCCCCCGCCTGCCGCAGCGCCGCTGGCAGCTTGTCCCGCCACGACGGCTGCAGGCCGAGCTGCTCGATGCCGGGGATGATCGCGTAGGCCGTCCGGGAGATATTCGGCTCCGTGGTGATCGCCCCGAACTGCTTGCGCACGCCGATCCGCTGCAGGCCGTTTTGCAGCCTGAAGGAGCAGCCCGAGAGGATGGGGGTGTAATCGATCCCCCCTACCGTCCACTCGAGGTGACACCAGTGCAGCACCGGGCAGGACATCGGCGTGTATGACGCCTGCGGGGTGACGCCCTGGTCGAGGATGACCGTGGGCCACATATCCACCGTGGCCGTGACCGGCTGGCCCTCCCGGAAGTCGAGCGAGAGGGAGTTGATCAGGGTGTCGAGGGCCTGTTCGGCCTCCGCCGCCGCCGCGCCGAAGGCCTGCGAGGTCCCGTACTCGTACGTCCGCAGCGGCAGGCCCATGACGGTCCCGAGTTTGTCGGGGTCGGAGTGGTCGCGGGCGGCGTAGGTGCAGAAGGTGCCATCGCCCACGATGAAGCGGGTGTTGAGCGAGTAGGTGCGCAAGCCGTGGGCGACGCAGACGGTGCGCATCGAGCCGAGGGAGTTTACCGGTTCGGCGCCCTCGGAGCGCTGTGAGGACGGGTTATCGGCGAAGCCGATCAGTTCGTTCACGCCCGCGACCGGCGCCGGGTCGGCTATGGCATTTGCCGCCACGAGCAGCCCGGGCTGTGCCTTGGAGAGCAGGTAGCCCTGCGCCCCCATCCGGTACGTCGGGGTCGAGTAGAGCGTTCCGGCCATTTCAGCCACCTCCAGAATCGCGGGCGGGCGGCCCGAAAGAGCTGCCCGCCCGCTGTCGTTATGCGTCCGTTACGCCCTACGCCCGGAGCCTGCGATCCGCCCCCATGAACAGCCCCAGCGCGTCGCTGACCGACCCGCCACTGCCCGTCGCCAGGCTCACGTAGTCAAAGAGCGGGTAGACGTAGGCCGCCGCCGAGTAGGTGTGCAGGAGGTCCTCCGTCATCGTCAGGGAGGTGTTCTCCACGAGCGACTCGATCGTGGCAATCTCCATCTGCGCCCAGACCTCATCCGGTGCGTCGCCGGTCCACTCGACGAGGAGCACCTGCTGATCGGCGGCAAACTGCGCCGTAGCCGCGACCGGTACATCGGCCTGCCCGGCAGCCGCCTCCACGCCGAGGGCCTGCGCCCCGAGGACGTAGACATCGCCCACGGCGCCGCTATTGCCGGTGCCGAGGATGACCTGCTCGATGGCCTCCGTGGTTGCGTCCTCGCGCACACAGGTGACGGTGACCGTCCAGTCGGCGGCGCCGATGGCCGTCACGCGCGCAACAATGACGCCCGGCCCGTAGTAGGACGAGCCCGCAGCCGACAGGCCGCCGACGAGTGCCCCGCCGCGAAGTAGCGTGCCGAGGGCGAGGCCCGGGCAGGCCGCCCCCGCGTCCGCCGTCGGATGCACGTTCGTGGCCGTGAGCCTCTGCCCGGTGGCCTCATACCAGGCGCTGGCGAAGCGGGCGGGGACCCGCAGGCGCTTGGCCGTGAGGTAGGCGTCGAGGCCGCCGAGGGACAGGTCCGTGCGGCAGTAGGTGTCGAGGTGCCCGAGGACCGTGCGCAGCGCCTGCACGGAGCCTATCGGGGTGTCCTCGAGTGCCGCGTCCGCCGCCGTGAGGTCGGCCCCCACGAGGCGATTCTCAAAGGTCTCGTCGTCACTGGCGTCCACGATCTCCCACAGGTCGGTCCCGGCAAGGGCGAGGTTTGCGCCCGCCCCGCGCAGGTAGGCCAGCCGGTCGGCGATGCTCACCATCGCGGTATCCACAGCCGTGAGTGCCATTTGCCATCAGCTCCGCGTGCGTCAGGATTGTGTCGGCCACAGGGTGCCCGCGACCGGGTACTGGTCGACCATAAACGCCGCCTGCCAGCCCTGGAAGTAGGGGTAGTTCGGCGGGACCGGCGAGAAACACTGTTGGGCCGGAAGCAGCGTGTTCCAGATGATCGTCGTGCCGTCATCGGCGTAGCGCGGCCCGACGACGGTCGGGAGCGACAGGAGCGCCCGCACGACCTGCGCCACGTCGAGCGAGCGCCGGAAGTCCTCGGGCGCTATCCGCGGCCCGGCGAAGGCGTAGATAACGGCCACCTGCGACGAGTCCATGTACGAGTGGCCGGCGGGGTCCGTGCGGATGGAGGCCCCGACGACGAGTGCGGGAAACTTCGCATTGTCGATCTCGGTCTCCACGTAGCCGTAGGAGCGCGGTGGCGGGAGCCCGACTTCGGGGAGGATGACCGGGAGGTTGTCCGCGCAGATGGCGAGGACTTCCTCGAGGGCCGGGACGGCCCGCGGCAGTTCGTTCATGCGGGTGAGGATCTCTTGCACGGTGAACTCGCTCACGGGCGGGCACCTCCAGGAATCCACAAGCCCCGCCGCTACGGGCGGGGCTTGTGCGTGCTTTGCGTCGGTTGTGTTCTCTACCGCTGCTCGGCGGCTATTCGTTGTTCGATGTAGTGACGGGCTACATCCGCCGCCGAATAGGGCCTGCCACTGTCCATCTTCAGGTCGTGGGCGCGTTGATCCAGCGCCCGACGCGTCTCCTCAGTCACGGGGACCTCGATGCGCTTGCTGAGGTCCCCACTCTGCTCCAGTCGTGCGCAGCGGATACTCATACGCGGGCCTCACTGTAATAGTGCGCGGATACCTGCACTACATGATGCTCCCAAAGCTCCTGCACCTCGGACGCACTTTCCGGCCGGCGGCACTCTATCGTCCAGAGGTCAGCGCACGCCATAGTGAGCGCGCCCGTGATTACGCCCCGCGCCCAGTCGCTGATCTGCACACTCTCCAGCGGCGTCTGTCGTGTCGTGGGCAGCGGGTAACTCATGCCCTCGATCGCATACAGACGCCGACCGCCGCCTCCCTGGTGGCGCCAGTGTTCCTGCACGTCGCCGGTAACACAGCGCCCGAGATCGCGGTCATATCTGACACTCGGCTCGCGCCATGCGATCCGATCCCACGTGGGATGGATGCCGCCAGACCGCCCGGTCGGATCGCGCGACGGCTTGCCCGCGACGAACACAGACTCGCACTGTATGTAGCCATCCCGCTCCGGCCGGCCGCTTGCTGGTTGCGTCTCCCTGAGTACGAGGTAGATCACGCTGTCGAAACGCACTACATGCGCACCGTTTACCATCTGCTTCACCCTCCGATTCGGCCTTTCGGTGACTGACGGTTATAGTATAACCGGAGGCCGCAGGAGTGTCAAGCCGTTCAGCCAGTCTTCCTGCGGAACACGACGATGGACTTGCGGACGGGCTGCAGCGACCTGATCTCGGCAGCGAGTTCCTCGTCGTAGGGAACGCGCCAGCCGATCGCGCCCGCGCCACCCGTGGAGACGTTGTTGCGGCTCCAGTCGTCCCCATCCATGCCGTTGTTCTGCACGTACCAGATGTAGTCGTCGCCGACAACGAACCAGTCGCCGCCGCCATAAACGTTCGCCGTGTCGCTGATGCGCTCGCCCTCGAGCAGATGCCTGCCCGCCGGCACCTCCCCGGCTTCACGGATGCGCCCTGCCAGAGCCGCCCGGCGCCTACCCGCTTCGGTCGCGGCCTTCGCCTCCTCCTCTTTCTGCAGGAGCGGAGCCGCTTCCGGCTGCGTCGCTGGACGCAGCGTGTATGTGTACAGGTAGCCGCGATCATCGCCGACGCCGAACGACAGGCCATCCTCGCGGTAGTACTTCGCGTGGGTCTCCTCGACGACGACGATCTCGTCACGCCGGCTGCGGTCCGGATGGCGGATAACCGTGCCGGGCGCGTAGTCCTGCCCACCATAACCCTCTCCGATGCTGAACGTATCCACGTCGCTAACGTCAGGCTCGTCGGCGGCTTCTGCCGCATCCTCTTCGCGGGGATAGATATCCGCGAGCAGCGCGTACACATCAGCCTCTTTGGCAATCGGGAAGCGCCATGTTCTGCTGCGGCTTTGCCATACGCCCCGCAATTGTTTCGCCCTACGTACGAACTTCTCATTGTACGGGGAGGTCACGACAACATACCACGTACCGTCCGCGCCCTGCACGCGCGGCGCCTTGACCTCAGCGTTCCATACTGGCTTGTTGCTGATTCTCGGGGGCTCTTCAGTCGTAACCGGCGTCGGCTCTCCATACACCTGGCACAATGCTTCCGTCACCGCATCGCGCTTGTCGACAGGGAACACCCACGCCTTTCGGCCCTTCTCCCACTTGCCCCCCAACATACGAGCCTTCTCACGCCAGGCCTCGTTATACGGCGTTTCCACCGCTATCGCCGTAGGCGGTGCTCCCGGCATCATGACCTGGTTGATTATGCGACAACCCTCGGGTAGCCGCTTTTTCTCTGTGGGCATCGCAGCCTCCGCAGCGTCCAGTGTTGACGCTTTCGGCTTCTGCTTCGCCGTTCTCCGCCCGCCTCCTCCGCCGCCTCCAGCGGCCCCTTCCCCCTTCGGAGCGAACTGCCCGCCCTTTGAGGAGCCCTTGCCATGCCGGGAGACCTTCGATTCGTCGAACAGCGACAACTGCCCGGTCCCGACGGCCTTGCACAGATCCTCGAACTTCTCCAAAAGCCAGCCCGGCACCATCAGCGGCCTGCTCATACCTAACGACCTCCTTATCGCACCAGCGAGCGACGCGCACTCGCCGCCCGCATCATCGCACCGAAGTCCCCCGACCCGTACAGCCCCTCGTGCAGCCTGTGCTCCTGCGCCGCCCGCGCCGCCGACTGCCGCCAGGCATTGACCAGCGCCGGCCAGAACCGCCGCGGGACCACCTCCCACGGCCCGTGCGCCTGCATCTTCACCGTTCCATGCGCGAGGAACCACGCGACGGGCGCCCCACGCGCCGACTTGCGCTCATTCCACCACGAGAACGTGACCCCGTTCGCCCCGACCGAGTATGACCAGCGCCACGCCCGCGAAAAGTCGCTCGTCTGCTCGTTGACAACCGACATCGTGCCCACGGAGCCACGGACCCCGCGCACATGCCCGATGCTCCTGCGGCCGGCAAGCGTGTCGGCGTAGCGGGGGACCTTGCGCGGCCGTGCGAGCTTGCCCCACGAGGGCAGCTCCCCCGGCAGTCCGTAGCCGTAGGGGTGGCCCATATCGGCGAGCATCGTGAGCGAATACGGCCCGTGCGAGTGCGCCTGGAACTGCTCGTGCATCGCCCGCGCGAACTCCACCATCTCCCGAAGGTCCATCTTCCCCGTCCACTCCGAGGAGAGCCTAAGCGTCAGGATCGTGTTGCCGCTTGGCCCCTGCCGCCACTCAAGCGACGGCAGCCTCTCAAAGCCCATGGACAGCGGTTCCGTCTGCGGGAACGGCTGCCCGCCGTCGGTTTCGACGGCCCCCTCCTCGGCGTCGTACTCGGCCGGGGTGAGGCCTTCGGGGGCGAAGGCCCACGAGGTCACGTCGCTCGGGCGGTCGTAAACCGGGTGACGGTCGTCGAGATAGGTCCAGTAGGCGGTGTCCACGGTGGACCTCCTCATCAGCGCCTATCCGTCGATCTTCCAGCTCATCTTGTCCGCCCATTCGTCAAACGTCGTGTTCCGGTACTCGGGCCCGCCTCCAGCCTTCGCCTCCCGCCAGTCCATGATCGCATCCCGCACGCGAGGTCTGTGCTCATCTGCCCACTCTCTGAAATGGGCCGTAGTGCCGCCTGCGCCACGATCCCATATCCTGCTGCCGCCGGGCTTCGCTTGCTTGGAGAACTTGCTCAGATACTCGCCTTGCAGAATCGAGTTTACCTCCGACGCATGGTCCGGCAACAGGACGCCCGCTTCCATGAGTCGGGATTCCCGCTCGTCGCGCGATTCCTCGCCACCGCCTCCGCCAGCGGGCTCACCGGCCCCGACGAGGGCGTCATGCACGATATCGGGATGTACGTTCCAAAGCACCTCCGCATCATCGTAGCCGCCGTGGCTTTCGAAATGGCTCAGAACGTAGTCCTGCTGCTCGTCGCTGTACCCCATGGAGGTCAGCAGGGCACGCGACTGACTGAAATCATCGGACTGACGCGCCTTGTCCTCGTCGAGTCCCGCCATGAACTGCTTCGCCCGCTTGCTCGCACCGGCAATCAAGGTCTGCTTCTCAGCAGTGGGTTTACTGGCGAGCGGGCCGCTCTGATAGCGACCCTTGTCATCGACCGGCGGCTTCTGGCCCAACATCCGCGCTACCTGTGCCCGCCCGTGCTGAGTAGCGGGGTTCGGCATCTTCGGCTGCCCACCGCCCCCGCCGCCCTTCACCCCACCCTTCGGCGCGAACTGCCCGCCCTTCGAGGAGCCTTTGCCATGCCGGGAGACCTTCGATTCGTCGAACAGCGACAACTGCCCGCCGATTGCCTTGTTCAGCTCCTCGAGCTTCGCCAAAAGCCACGACGGGATCATCAACGGCCTGCCCTGCCGCTCATCGCTCATACTCATCAGACCTCCTGGAAGTGTACCTGTAGTAACCCGCTCTTCGGCCACGGCGCACTGTAGCCGGGCATCGGCCGCGACTCCGCCGACATCGTGCCCGTGTACCAGTAGACCGGCGCAAACGTGTACGACACCGCATACGTCCGCCCGCCAGGCACGGACCCGCCGGCGAGCCACACGACCTCCCCCGCCTCCTCGTCGAAGAGGTAGTCGGTCCCCTCCACGAACACCGTGTCACCGTCGGCCACGACCGCCACCGCAAGCGGGTACTCCTCCGCGAGGGCGTCGCGCTCCCCCGACCCGCGCGTCACGAGCTCCGTCTTCGGCGCCGCCCGGTCGATCAGCACGAGCTTGTCGAAGTCGGATATCTGGATCTCGTCGGGCATCGCCGTCACCGTCAGGTCGCCCACCCGCACGAGGCCGACCTCGGGGTGCAGAAACTCGCGCCGCTGCCGCGTGAGCAGCACGCGCACGCTCGCAGGCAGCACCTGCTCGCGGTAGACGTAGCCGTGCTCGCAGCGGGTGCAGGCGCGGGCGTCACCATAGGTCGGGTCCGCCGGGTCGCGGCAGTCGCACGGGAGCGCCTGCAGCCAGCGCACCCGCTCGCCGAGCCGCTGGATGCTCACTCTCGCCGCCATCGGGTTCAGCACGTCAGATCACCACCATCCGCGGCGAATTGTGCTTGCCGCGCCACTCGCTCAGGAAAGTCTCGATCCGCTCTGACCGCGCCTCCAGCCGCTGCTGCACGCCGTCGAAGGTCTCGCTGGCCCCGTCGAGTGAGACGCTCGAGGGGATCAGGTCCCGGATATCCTCCATCGCGTAGAGGGCAGCCTGCACCGCGAGGTGCCGGCGCAGGTCGCCAAGCTGCGGGTTCGTGGCCGCGTTCTCCCAGCCCGCCGTGTAGTTCACGTAGAAGCACTGCGGGAGCACCGGCCACGGCATCTTCGAGGTCATCCACTGGTAGATCGGCACGCCGTTGCCGGCGAGCGCGAGGTGCCCGAGCGCCGCCGGGATGAGCGTCACCCGCCCGAAGTTGAACTGGATGTGGTCCTCATACCACTCCGGCGGGAAGGTGATAAGCTGCAGGTCGTCGGAGAGCTTGAGCCGGATCCGTTCGACGCTGATGACCGGGCGGCGGCGCAGGTCGATCGTAATGAGCTTGTCCATCCTCCGCCGCTCCCACGACAGGGCCGGCTCGAGGCGGTCGTAATCGACGCCCTCCACCTCGCCGTCGTCGGGGTCCTGGCGGATGACGGTACGCTCGAGGCACGCCTCCAGACGGTCCTCAAAGCGCGCCGTCGCCGCGGCCAGTGCCTCATCTAAGATCGCGTCGAGGTCGTCGGGGTCCACGAGGTCGAGATACGGCCGCAGGCCCGCAATCCGCCGGGTGATCGCCTCGCGCTCGATGATAGCCATGCGCCGCCGCCTCCTCTCTGTTTCGGGTCTCTACTACTCGGCCAGCGGGCCGCGCTCGCGCCACGCCGCGCGGATAGCCTCCGCGAGGTCCGTGTTCTTGAGGCCGACGCCGTTGACGCCGATGCCGAGCTCGCGCACGAGGGCAAGCAGCGCCGGGCGCTTGAGGGCGTCGAGGTCCGGGAGGTCGGGGCCGTCGGGGGCCTCATCCTCCACGGCCGCCTCATCAGGCTCCTCGGCAGCGGCAGCCACAGGCTCCTGTGCAGCCGCCGGCGGCCCCTCGCAGGGCTCAGGTGCCGGGACGGGCGCGGGGGCCTGTGCGGGCGCCTGGGGCGCGGGAACGGCCCCCTCCGCGTCCTCCTCCACGACGAAGCCCGCGAAGGCCACCTCCCGGGCGTTCTCCACCTGCGAGTCGTTGAGCGGCGCGGGCGGGTCGCACCTGCGCCCGTCGCGCTTGATGACGCCGACCGCCACGCCCTCCTCGTCAAAGCACACCAGCCCGTCGCCGAGCCAGCAGCTCTGGCCGGCCATCTTCTCGTTGCGGATAATCATGGTGGGCAGCTTCCTTTCCTCTGGTGGGATGAAACCGTCTACGACTCGGCCGGGACGCCGCCGATCCACATGACCACCGGCGCCGTCGAGGTGGCGCTGCTGCACAGCAGGTTGAAGCCCGCCGTCGTGCGCTGCGCCACGCCGAGCGCGGCCACGGCCCCCTGCGCCGCGTCCGTGATGATCGCCATGACGGAGTAGTTCGCGTTCGCCATCGCCGTCAGGCCGAGGCCCACCCCGCCGCACGCGGCAGCCGCGTTCGTGAAGCCGAGGAGCACGTTGAGCGTGCCCGCGCCGAGAACGAGCGAGCTGTCGACGCCGGCGGTGTCCGAGGATATGCGCAGGTAGCCACCGGCCGAGTCGGCCGTGAGACCGGCGATATCGCCGTTGATCAGCGTGATCAGCTCGTCGATCTCCACGGCGGCGATATTGCCGCAGTCGCCGGTGCCGGCGGTCTCCACACCACCGGCGGCGACGCCGAGCTTGAGCTCCTCCGTGATACTCGCCTCAGCAGCGGGCGTGACTACGACCGACGAGTCGGTCCCGAGCACGCCGGAGGTGATCGTGTAGACGGTCGTATAGGCGACGGTCACGTCCTCGAAGCCGTAGCCCTCGAGGCCATCGGCGAGCGCGAGGGCCTGGATCTTCGTCTGCAGCTCCGTGGCGATAGCCGCGCCGCTAGCCAAACCGGCCACCGTGAGCTCGACCAGCACCGCCGGCGAGCCGTTGACCGAGATCATCAGGGCGTTGTCGGCCTCCGCGGAGATATCCGTCGAGGGTGCCGCGCCCGAGACCGACGTGGCCGCAGCCGCGTTGAGCGTTGCGGTGTCAGCGCCCGCATCGTCGGGATTGACGATGAAGGTCCCGCCATCACCAACGGCCGACAGGTCGACCGGCGAGGCCATATCCACCGTCCCGGTGATCGCGGCGGGTGTATCCGCGTCGAACGCGATGGGGGTCGTGCCGGTGCCGTTCTGAGCGGGCAGGACAGCGACCTGCATCACATAGCCGGCCGGCCCCTGCAACGCGTTGGAGCCGAGCGAGGACGCCTCCAGCACCCCCACCCGGTCCTGCACGTCACCGAGCTTGGCGCCAAGCCCTACGTCATTCGCGACCGGCGACGAACCGTCGAGCCGGGCGCGTTCGCGCGTCGTCAGCACACTCTCAGCCATGAGAGGTTCCTCCTCCTGTAAAAGGCGGCGGGCCGCCGGTAAAGGCCGCCCGCCGCCGGTATCTGTCGTGCTACGCTACGTCACCCCCCGGGGGAGTACCCCATCAGGGACCGAGCGGGGCCCAGTCCACGTTCGACGGCAGGACGTTCGTGATCAGCCCGTGCCAGTTCGGCCGCATGACGCGGCAGTAGCCGTACATCATGACCAGGAACGGGATCACCGGGGACGTGACCGCCAGGTCGAAGCGGGTGATGGGGAACAGCTGCCGCCAGTCGATGGCAGCCTCGCCCTCCTCCATGCTCAGGAGGTAGATGTCGGTCGTGCCGGTGACCCAGTGGCCGTCAACGGTCAGGGTCTGCTGGGCGCCGGTGGCGGCGTACTCCGCGTGCAGCCGGCAGTCCGTCGCGTTGGCGGCGTCGACCGCCGAGAGGTAGACGCGGTAGCCGGTCGCGAGCGCGTCGGCGGGGGTCACGGTGATCTGGATGGCGCAGTCGGCGGCGAGGACGACCTGGTCCGCCACCGACGCGACCGACTCACCGTTCTCGCAGACCGCCGAGACACGCACCTGGTAGGTCCCCGCCGGGAGGTTGGTCTGGTCGTAGATGGCGCCGGCGTTGCCGGTGGCCGCGTCCACGACCGGCGTCCCCGGGCACTTGGTGGCGTCGGGGGTGTCGGCCACGTCCGGGGCGCTCATCAGGTGACGCGCCTGCACGAAGCGGTCACGGGTGAGGTTGACCTCGCCGTAGTCGGTCACGAGCGAGGAGATCGGGGTGCCGGCCGCCATCGGCGCGCCGTCCTCCGTCGGGGTCAGGACGAACCGCTGCGCGTCCTTGGCGGCAGCGGTGATGTCCGCGCCGACCGAGGTGTGGAAGTAGGCGTCGGAGATGTACCCGCCCTCTGCCTCCACGACGCCCGCGATAGCGTGGAACTCGTCGAGGTCCGTGACGGCGGTGCCGTGCGCGTCCACGACCAGATCGCCGCCCTCCGCCAGGACGCGGGCGCGCAGGCCCTGCATCCGCTGCGGGTAGATGGTCGGGTCGCCGACGAACAGGTCCTCCTCAATCGCGTGCAGGATGGTCCGGGTCGCGGCCTCCTCCTCCTCCGCCTCCGCGCCGGGGTCGATGGTATCGACCTGCAGCAGCGGGTGGGTGACCGACCGCATGTCGCGGTAGAAGGCGCACTGCTCGATCTCACGCCGCAGGTTCGAGACGCGGGCCACCGGGTTCGCCGACTCGGTCGTCGCGGTTCCCCAGCGCCCACCGTAGCTGTCACGCACCGTGTATTCGTCCACGATAGCCTTGAGCGGCTTCGGCCGGAGCTTCTTGAACAGCTTCACGTGGCGCTCGCCCCACAGCGTGCTCTGGAGCGTATTCTCGAGCGACTCGGGGATCATGCTGCGCCCGCCCGTGAAGCTGGCGCTGTCGGTGCCAGAGCCCGCCGTGAGCGCCTTCGTCAGGCTCGAGACCAGCGCATCGAGTTCGGCCCGCCCCTCGTTGCTGGCGGTGATGAAACGGCCCGGATAGTCCGCCGCGCGAATGACTCGTCCATTCATCTGAGTAGCCTCCTAATGCAAAAAGCGCGCCCGGTATGGGCGCGCTCCTTGCGCAATGGTGTTTCACGTCAGTTGTGGTTCGTGACGGTCACGCCGGTGCAGCGGGCAGACGCAGGTCAGGCCCCGATAGTCGCCAGATCCGCTTCCACCCCCTTGAGGTCGCCCCGGCGCAGCCGCACGTTCATTGTGTTCGCCTCGCTCACATCGAGCCGGCCCTCCTGCAGCCCCTTCTGGATGCGGTCGAAGAGCTCGTCAGGCTCCACCGCCTCCGGGCCATCCTTGGCCGACTTGCGGATGCGCGTCCCGGCCGGTACGGCCCCGAGCGCCCGCTTGCTCTGCTCCTGCACCGTCCGCAGCAGCTCAAGCTCCTCCGCCGAGGCCCCGATCGCCTTGTGCATGGCGCCGAGGCCCTCCGCCATCGCCGCCTGCCCCTCGAGGCTCTCCGCGAGGGCCGCCTCCAGGGTCTCGAAGCGGTCGTTGAGGGCCTTCTGCAGGCCCTCGAGCAGGCCGGCAAGCAGGTCGTCGGCCTCGATCACCTCCAGCGCCTCCGCGCCCCCCTCCTGCTCTGCGATGTACTGCGCCAGTGACTTGCGCACGATCCCGGCCTCCTCAAACTCGTCGTCGTCCTCCTCGTCGTCGTCATCATCCTCGTCCTGTGTGCCGGCCTCCACGTCCTCCTGCGTGGTCTCGTAGAGGTCGGGGACAGCCTCATCGGCATCGTCGAGCTCTGCGAGGATATCGTCCACCTCGCCCTCGGAGGGCGGTTCGTCGGAGGTGTCCTCCTCGCCCAGCGCCAGGTCCTCGGGGGCCTCGGGGGCCCCGTCCTCGGGCAGCCCCTCGCCGTCGGGCGGCAGGCCCTCTCCGGCCTCGCCGACCTCCTCGGCCAGGTCCTTCACCTCGCCCTCGATATCCTCGAGGTCGTCCTCATCCATGTCGGCGGCCTTCCCGAAGATACGGGCGAGCGAGCCGAAGACCGACTTGTGCAGCTTGCGTGCGCGCGTCAGCTCTCCACTCATCGTTGCGTCCTCCTCCGGTGCTCCAAGATCGTGTGCGATACGCGCCAGGGGCGACAGCCCCTTCCGGACCTCGCTTCGGCCCGTACGAGCCATCTCCCCGCCACACACGCGGCAGCGAGGAGGTCCGTCAGCATCGGGCGCGCGGCGGCTCGTCTTACAGGTCGCGCAGCCCCACAGGGTATCTTCAACGCGGTCGTGCAGGCTCTCGGGCACGAGTGAGCGACCGCCGCCGAACCCGGCATGATCGGTCCCGGCGCCCGCCGAAAGCCCCTCCATCCCCTTCGCGATGACCACCACCGGCCCGTCGCCCTCCGGTTCGCTCATCGCCGCGGAGAGCGACTTCGCCATCCGCGCCACGGTGTTGAGGTTGATCGGGTGCGGCGTCAGCGCCACCCGCGTCAGCACGGCCTGCTCCGTCGACGGGTAGATGCGCCCGTCGGGGCCCTGCGTCTGGCCGCGCCGCAGCCTGCCCCCGCTCACCGAGAAGCCCAGCCGGTGGCCCGCCTTGAGCGTATGGCGGGCGTCGAGCAGGTCCTGATTGTCGGGCTCATCCTCGTCGGGGAGCGGTGCGTCCACCCACCCGTGCAGGTAGAAGACCCTGCGGCCGGCGTAATCGCGCCCGTACCACTCGCGCAGTTCGGGGAAGCGCTCGATGGCCTCCTCGACCGGGATGATGGCCGCCTTGTCGATGGCGCCAATGATCCGCCCGTGGTCCCAGTCGATCACCCCGCGCTCCTCGAGGATGCGAAGCGTATCCACGAGCCCGGAGGCCTTGACGATCTCGTTCTCGAGGTCCACGGACTCGTCCGAGGCGATGCCCTCAACCTCCAGGCGCCCGTCCGCCGCCTGCACGGCTTTGGCGATCGGCAGATACAGCAGCCAGTCGCGCAGCGGGTCTTTCATGCGCACCACCTCCCGGGTCTGTCCGTACACGAGCGAGGCCCGCCGGGTTCGCCAGCGGGCCTCGCTCGTTGTAAGCATCAGTTACAGGTTGACTACGGCGCCATGATCAGCGGCTCCCCGCGTTCGGCCTCCTGCTCCTGCCGCGCCAGCCGAAGGTCCCGCTCATAGCGCCCGATACGCCGGGCACGCTGCCGGTCCGTCGCCGCCGCCACGTAGAGGGCCTCAATGCCGCGCAGCTTGTAGGGGTCGGATTCGGCGTCGAGCATCTTCCTCTGCCGCTCCATGTCCTCGGTGCGGATGCGCTCGATCTCGTCGGCGCGCTCGATCAGGGCGTCACCGACGGCGCCCTCGGTATCCGCGATGCCTTTCTCCACGCGGGCGAGCAGTGCGCCGATGGACTGTGTGAGCTTGTTCAGGTCTTTCATGTCGCACCGTCACCTCGCCGTTGAGGCTTGCTGCTGATAGCAACATCCTGCAGGCCACGCCCGATGAAGCGCGACTTCGACACATTAGTTGACTTCGCTGAGGTACACCGTGAGGATGCCCTCCCCATCGGGACCCACTCCTTCCACACGGTATTGAGCGCCCCGGCGAAGCAGTACCTCCGCCTGGTCCTCGCTGCTGAGGTTGGCGATATCAACCCCAGTGAGGTTCTGCTTGATAGCGAGCATCGCGCAGCGCTCTGTCACGCCGCCCTGCGCATCAATCCATCCTCGCGTCCATTCATAATCAGCACTGGCCGACTGAAGGCACTTGAGGGTGACGATATCGCCCGGTGCCAGGGAGTTGAGGGCCTGCGCCTCTTCCGCAGTCAATCGTGCTAATGAGCGCCACACGGCCCCGTCGTAGGGTTCCGCGCGCGCAAGGGCCTCCTCGATAGCGCGCGCCATATCGGCGTACTCCCATCCAACCTCTTCCTCGGCATTGTCACCGGCGCGCGAGGCGGCCATGATGAACTCCCAGTCATTGTAGCACCACGCGCGAAGTGCATCGGCCTCCTCTGTGCTGAGACTGGCCTCCCACTCCTCGCTGCCTAACGAACCCGTGACTGGAGGCGCATTGCCCTCCTCTGCGGCCCAGAAGGTGGTCTGGGGACGTGGCGGGATGCCGCTGGCCTGCGCCATGAACTGCCCACCCTTCGGCGAACCTCGCGGCTGCCTGCGCACCTTGGATTCGTCGAAGGCTTTCCGCAACAGCGGCAGCAGTTCCTCCAGTCGCGCCTTCAACACAGGCCCGACCATCAGCGGTCTCATGTGGCCGCCTCCTGCATAGCGCCTGCGCCGCCCCCGCCCGCCCGCGGGGGCACGAACCCAAGCTCCGTCTCCGTCGCGTCCGACAGCCGTTCGGCCCGCGCCTCACGTATCCGCCGCGCCAGGCCCGTGTCGTCAAGCTGCTCAGTCGGCTCCATGAACGTCGTCATCAGGCCCGCCTTTCTCTCCACCAGCTCCCGCCGGCGGCGGTCATAGGGCACGTCGGTGCCGAGCGTATGCACCTCCACCTCGCCCCAGTGCTGCGAGAGGCGGTTCTGGCGCCCGTTTCTCTGTGCAATTTCCTTGGCCGTCCACGGCTGATCGTAATGAACGAGGAAGCGCGCCCGCTCCATGTTCAGCCCGGTTCCCGCCGCACCGCTGCCGACGATGATGTCATACTTCGCCATCTTCCGGCGCGTCGCCGCCTCCTGCGCGAGATCATCGCCCTTGCCGCGGCCACCATCGGCGTTGAAATCCATCCGGCGAAGCTCGCTGTCGGCACCGGAGAGTTCCCCGGTGATCACCCCGACCCGCAGCCCCTCTTTCTTCAGCGCGTCGGCGAGCAGCCGCACACTCTCAAGCGACTGCGAGAAGATCAGCCCCGGCACCTGGCCGCCGTCGTCGTCTTTGCCCGCGTGGCGCTTGACGATCTCCACGACCTTCTGTATCCGCGGATTGTGTTCGGCGGGAGCGTGTTCAAGCACCCGCGCAATCGCCCGGTCGCGCGTGAAGCCAAGCGCCCCGCCGAGGTCGTCGAGTTTCTGCGCCACCTGCTCCGGCGAGAGATCCCGGAGGGACTCATCAGGCACGAGCGCGCGGATCGCCTCGCGCCGCGCGTCGCTGCCCTCGGGGGCGGAGCGGGCGGTGTTGTAGTCCTCCAGCACCTGCCGGTAGCGCTCCTTCTGCCACGGCGAGAGGTCGGTGCCGGTGTACGAGTGCCGCTCCTCCACGCCCGTATCCACGTTCTTCGCGTAGAAATAGGGTGCCACGAGCCGCTGCAGGGCCTCCCGGTTCGCCTCCGTGTTGAGGGCGTAGCGACGCCGGAAGTCCTCGTAGCCGTCTGCAGGGAACTTGTCGGGTCGCACCTTGCGCAGCAGGTCGTAGGCCTCGGAGGTGTCGTTTTTGACGGGCGTCGCGGTCATCGTCATCATGTACTCGGCCCGGTCGGTCGTGGCGTCGATAACCCGGGCGAGCCGCGAGTCGGGCTTGCCCTTGCGGTTGAGGGTGTCGTGGCCCTCATCCACCACGTTCATATCAAACGACCAGCCCTGCGCGTCCACCGCCGCGCGCACCGCCTCTGCGGTCTCCCCGCGTTCTGCGGTGCGCAGCCAGTCGGCAGCCTCCTGCTCGTTGCCGCCGAAGCGCTCCTGCGCCACGGCCCAGGTCACGTCATCGCGCCACGCCTGGTGCGAGATAACCACCATTTGCTTCTCCGGGTCCGCGTAGGCCGCCCGCCGCTCGCTCGCGCTCGCCGACGGGTCGGAGAAGTGCGAATAGCGGCCCGGTTCGGCGTAGGCGTTGATCTCGCCGCCGAACTGCGCCTGGATCTTGGGGGGGACCATGTACAGGCCGCGCTGCACTTTACCCTGCGAGTGCAGGTGGGTGAACGCGCCGAGCGACGCGAGCGATTTGCCGCTGTTGTGGTGGACAAGGCCGTGCGCGACGTAGTTGTGGTAGACAGGCACCTCGAAGTCGAAGTACTCCTCCACCTCAGCCTCGACCACATTTGACACCCGGTCCCACTCGTGTATCGACCTTTCGGAAGCTGGTCGAGTGGCATCAGATCCCGTGGCGGCGCCGACCGCGCATAGAGAATCTCCAGCAGTCAGGTCAGCGGCAGGACGCCAGCCACGCTCCGTCAGGAAGAGGTGGTTCGGCGCAACCGTAACCTCGCGCCCTGCCTCAGTGCGCACGGTCAGCAGACGCGTCACGCCCTTCACGAACGGCACGTCAGCCTCCGCGACGGCGAATGAGCCGTCGGGCCGCACGGCCAACACGCGCGGGTGCGTACGCTGCTCGTGGTGCTCACGCACCGTCTTCGCCGCACCTGTCACCGGGTCGAGGAGCAGCGTCGTACCGGCAATACAGCCCGTCGAGTGGTGCAGGCCGATGCGCTTCGCCTTCTCGAGCATCTTGATCGCCCGCTGCTGGTGGACGTACTTCGGCCCGCTCTGGGCGAGGTTCTCGATGATGTGGGCCGGCCGCTCAGGGTCAAAGTGCGGGGCCACCTGCGCCCACGCCTGCTTGAGCTGCTTCTCTGCCGTCGCGCCGATCGAGAGCCGCTGAGCCCCGGGCGATGCGTCCCCGAACAACGTGAGCTGCATCTTCTTCGCTTTCTCGAGGATCCGCACGGCGAGGTTGGCGACCTCGCCCTCGGAGTAGCGCCCGCGCGTGTCGCGCCGCCGCAGCCCCTCGTACATCTCGCGCAGCGCGCCGTTGTCCGCGTCGAGCACCCGCTCGAGGGCGTCTTTGGGCATGAGGCCGATCACATGCCGCAGGGCGTTCGGGACATCCGCCGGCGCCGTGCGCAGGCCCCGGCCGGTCTCGCGGGCGTAGTGCTTCGCGAACGATTCGGCGAGGTCGCCCTGGATGAGCGACTGCACGGTCGCGTAGGCGTTGCCTACGCCCTTCATCGCCTTCACATAACGCGCCCATGCGTGATCGCCGCGGTCGGCATCGGCCTCCGCCTGCTTCTCCTGGAACGCCTCCGTCTCCCCGCGCTTGATCTCCACGGGGTTCCCGAAGATATCCATTTGCGTCGCGACGACTTCCTCGGCAGCCTCCGCCTGCTCCTGCTTCGCCGCCCGACTCTCCGTTGCCGACGGCGGCTTCTCATCCGTCAGCTTGTTCCAGAAGTACTGCCGGAGCAGCGCCTTGTCCTGCGGCGTCATGCGGCTGATGGGGGTAAACGCGACCTTCCCCTCCGGGCAGGCCTGCAGCGCCCGGTGGATGGGGTCGCGGGCCGATACCACGTCGATATTCTGCGCGTCGAGTGCGGCGCGTTCGGCATTGGACTGCTCGATGAACGGCTTGACCAGCTCCTCGGCAACGCCCGTCCAGTTATCCTCTGCGGCATCAGCCGGGAACACCTTCGCCACTACCTCGGCGAACTCAGCCCGCTGCCGGTCGTCGAGGTTGTCCGCCTGCCACAGCGCCGAGAGCATGTTCTGGCGCAGGGAGCCGATCCCCGCGGCGCCGCCGTTGGCGAGCATCCTACCGGCATACTCACGGATACCGGCCTCAAACTCGGCACCGTGCTTGCCCTCAAGCAGTTCGGCCGCATCCACGCCCCACCCGGCGGTGAAGTCCGGGTCGTCGTAATACTTCTCACTCGGGCGCTTCATCAGCCCCTCGGCAAGCCAGCCGTCCTCATCGAAGTCGCCGCGCTTGATCGCCACGGCCGCCTCATACTGCTCCTTCTGCTCCGGGTCGGGGCTTTCGATCAGCTTGCCGAACGCGTCGCGGGAGATCCGGATGTACTTGTTCGGGCCGTCCGATTGCACCTCATACTCGCCGCGGGCGAGGCCAAGCGCCGCCCCCACCTGCCACGCCTGCGCGCCGGTGATCTGCCCGAGGGGGACATCGAGTGTGCGCCCCTCCCCCTCGGCAAGCGCCGCGTTCATGGAGCCGAGCATCTGCAGCCGGCCAAGGGTGACGCCGAGGATCTGCCGGGCTTCGCGCAGCTCGCGCAGCTTCTCGGCCTTGGCCGCTGACGCCGCCTCCAGCCCCTCCGCCCCGAGCTCGCCGACGGTGCCGAAGCCGGCGAAGGCCGCCTGCGCCGCCTCAAAGTGCTCCTGTGCGTCCTCAAGGGCCGTGCGCGCCCGGTCGACCTGTGTCTCGATGTGCTCCTCGCGCAGCGCCGTTCGCACGGCCTCGCGCTCATCCTCGCCGAGTTCCTGCCGCATGAGGTAGGCCATGAGGGTCCCGCCCGCCTCCGGCCCGAGCAGGTCGAGGACCTCCCGGCGCATCGTGAGCGGCTGAGAGAAGACGGCCTGCGCCACCTCCTGAAGCTGGACGTGGCGGCCCTCAAGAAGGTGCTGCTCGACCGACTCGACGCCACCCTCAAGCTCCTCAATGCGCGAGAGGAGCCGGTCGGCGGCCGTGATACGCGCCCGCGCCTGCAGGCTCTCCTCGACTTTCGCCATAGCCTCTTCGTCGGTCATCTTCCCCATACGCACGAGGGCGTCGCCGCGCGTGACCACCGCCACGTCCACGACATTCTGCGGGGCGGCGTCTGTGATCTCGCGCTCCTTCGCCTGGAACTCACGCTGCTTCTGCTTGTACTGCTCGTGCGCGACCAGCAGCGCCCGCGCCTGGTCGGGTTCGAGATGTTCCGGCGCCTCCCCGACCTTGTGCAGTCCCCGCTCACGGAACGGCTTGTCCTCCGTCCGCGCATCCGCCCCGGCCTGCTGAAGCATGTCGATGTACATGCGTGCCTTGATCGCCGACTTGATATATCCCTCGTCCTCGGCACGCTCGAGGGAGGCGTCCGTGGTTGCACGGGAGAGGGCGCGGGCCTCTGCCTTTGTCATCCCGGCCTCTTTGGCGAGCGTCTCTACCTTCGCGACGTAGCCGAGGCCGCGGTCGTCAACTTCGTCAAAGGCGAGATCCTCCACGCGCTCCTGCCCGATCGCCTCCGTCACGGCCCGGTCGTGCTCTTTGATCACCGAGTCCTGCACATTCTGAACGGCTTTCTCGGCCTCTTTGAGCATCCGGCGGCGCCGCTCTCGCTCGATGCGGTCTTTCGTCTTCGTGGTCATGCCCTCAAGCTGTGTCTCCGACAGTGCCGGGACTTCCCACCCCATGATCTCTGCAAGGTGCGCGAGGTGTTCGGCCTCAGCGAGTGTGGCCTCCTCCTGCAACTGCTCGCGGGCCTCCTTGCGCTGCCGTTCGGCTTCGGCGAGGTCGGCATCGGTCAGTCCGGCGTCGCGGGCCTCCTGCACCCGCTTCGCTGTGCGCGCCTCCGCCTTGGACTCCCTCTCCGCGCGTCGCGACCGCGCCTCGGTCTGGTAGTCGGCCTTCGAGCGCACCCCCGTCACGCGCCGGTAGTTCATCGAGCCGCCGGCGCCGCCGACGACGGTCCCCGAGCCTTTCTCGCCCTTCGGGTCATCCATGCGAATGAGCACCGGGTAGCCCTCGCCATCCTCGCCGTGCGGGCGCATCGTGATCCAGCGGTAGCGCGGGTCGTTTTTCCAGTCGACGTAGCCGCCGCCTGCCGCCTTGACGAGGAGCGTCACGCCCTTGCGCATGACCGGGGCCTGCCCACCGCCGTTAGACCGCTGCAGGTTGCGCACCGCGCCGCACAGGGCGCAGACCTCGCACTCGTAATCATCGGTGCCATCCTCGAGGTCGCCGAGCATCGGATACCAGTCGAGATGACAGCAGGACTTGGCCGAGATGATCGGCCAGGGATACTCGCGTTCGGCCCCGCCCTGCACGGCAGCCGGAGCCTGCGTCTTCTTCGTGACCACGAGCGGCTTCATACGACAACCTCCTGACGACGGCGGGCAACGATGATCGACTTGCGGACGGGGGTGCGCTTGCGCTCTAGCGTATCCGCCGCGTCCTGCAGCGCGCGACGCGCACCCTCCACGTCGCCCGCGTAGGGGTTCCCCTCAAGTTCGGCCAGAACGGCCTCGTATGTCAGGATACCGTCGTTCGGGCGAGTGCTGTTGATCGCCACCAGCGCGGTCATCTCTGCGCCGAGGCTCAGCACCTTAGGAAGGGCTATGTGCCATTCCTCGCGGGTGCCCCCAGCGCCCGACGCTTTGCCGACTTTCTCCGGCGCTGACACGTCCCGAGGGGGTTCGAGAGGAGGCGCCTGCTGCTCGAACTCGGCAGCGTCGCCACCGAGGATCTCGATGCGCCGGGCGATCTCCCGCTCGATATCGGGCACCAGGCCTGCGAAGTCATCAGCGGTCCACCAGCCCGCCGCACGGTGCAAGTCTCCGCGGGCCGCGACCTTCGGGTCGCCGATGCGCGTCGCGATGTACTGCTCAAAGAGCCGCGCGAAGATCTCTCGCGGTCGCCGCCAGTAGGCCCCAAGCGACACGCGCACGAGTGCGCGTTCCTCCTGCTCCTCGGGGGAGATATTCTTCTTTGGCTTCTTGAGCAGGCGGGTGACCTCATACTCGTGGTTGATCAGGCGCCTGGCCCGTCCAATGAGGCCACCGACCATGTATGCGTTCTCCCCCTCCGCCAGCGAGGATGAGTACTGGCCGCGCCCACGGCTGCCTTCCCCGACGTAGACCTTGACGCCCTCGCGCTTGCCGGCCTCAATATCGAGCCAGTGCCCGAGTTCGTGCGCGAGCGCGCGCACCTCCCTCCCGCCCTGACTGATCGTGCCCATCGTGATTGTCTTCTCCGTCGGACTGTAACAGCCGCCCGACGTCTGCAGGAACGGATGTTTCCCCGAGGTATGAGCAATCGTTGCGTCGGTTTCGCGCAACAGCCTGCGGATGTCCTCGCCGACCACGGACGCGATCTCCGCCACGCCGACCTCGATCTCCTCAATCTGCTCAGGCGTGATCGGCTTGCCGTCCTGCCGCTTGACCTTGTAGCCGGCGGCCTGCTGCATCGTGTCATTTATGGCCGCAGAGCGGTTGGCAAACGAGGTGTGGCGGCCCTTCTCATAGCGCTGGCGCGCCGTGCGCGCCGTTGCGAACTCGGGCCTTTGCGCGATGACCTCCTCGGGGACCGGCTCGCCCTTGGAGATAGCTTTGCCGACGAGGGCGATGTAATCCTCGCGCCACTTCTGCAGATGCGCCGGCTTCGGCCCCTCCGCACGGAACTTCTCGAGGTCCCTTTGGAACATGCCGAGAAAGGCCTCTGCCTCCGCCCGCTTGCGCGCTCCTGTGCGCGGCCCCATCGCCGCGAGCTGCTCCGTGTAGTAGCGCACCTGCCCCTCGAGCCTGCGCTGCTCGCGCGCCACCCGCTCCTGCAGGTACTCCTCCTCCGAGACCTCCCAGTGCGCCACCCGGCCCTCGTCGGTATAGTGGCGGAAGTGCGCCGGGCGCACCGTCAGGCCATCGGCCACAACCTCCGGCTCCGGTGCTGCTTCTACCGGCGCCGCTGCCGCCACGGGCTTGTGCACCTCTGCGGGTGCGGGCTTGTCGGCGAACAGGTTGCCCTGCGCGCCTGCCGACGCCGCCTGCTTCTTCCCTTTCGGCGCGAACTGCCCGCCCTTCGGGGAACCTTTGCCGTGGCGGGGATGCAGGTCCTCGTCAAAGAGCGACATCTGCGACTTGCGCAGCCAGCCGAGGAAACGCTGCACGGCCCCGGTCCGAGGTGCCGCCGGCGGCAGGAAGGCCTCCTCGAGCGTTAGCGCCACGAGCGCCTTGCGCACATGCCCGTTGCCGTTGCCGTTGCCGTTGGCCTCACCGTTCGTCCCGTCCTCCTCGCGCCCCACGGCCTGCTTGAGCATCGCGACAATCACGCCGCGGGCGTCGTCTTTCTGCGCCTTCGAGAAGCTCGCCCGCATATTGCGGTGGATATCGACCATCATCTGCCCGACCTGATCATCGTTGGCGACGACCTCCCGCCGCAGCGCGTCAATCATCTCGTCAGAGAGCGCCCACATCGCCATCGGCTCCATGATATGGCCGATGCGCCGGGTGATCTCCTTGACCCGCCAGGTATAAGGCGAGCGTGCCTTCTCCGCCTCCGTGAAGACGAGATCCTCCACGCCGAACTTCAGGCGCGTCGGGGTATTGAGGGGGGTAAGCGGCTTGCGCCCGCCGGTCACCGGCGCCGCCGGCCCGTTCGCGGGCTTCGGGGCCTGCGGGGCCGTCGCAGTGGCGCCGGGCTTGCGCGTGAACTGGCCGGGGTTCTGGCTCTGCCCGCGCGGATGGGCCGACTCGTCCCAGGTGAGCCCGAGGCGCTTCTGCGCCTTGGAGAGACGCGAGAGCGGCGATCGGAAAACTACGAGCATCGGGTGTCCCTCCTCGGCAATGTGCCTCACACGTCGCGGCGGACGTTCCAGACGAGTTTGCAGGTCCCCATCAGGTCGAGCTGGTACTCCTCGCCGCGCTTGCGCTCAGCGGAGAAGTGATACGCCCGGTCGCGCTCGAGTGCGGCGACGTGGCTCGCCGTTACCGCGAAGCGCACGACGCCGGGGTAGCCATCGCCCTCCACGGTGCAGACGGCGGCGGCATTGTCGGCATCATCCAGGGCAGAGGTCGGCTTGATCGTGAAGTAGCAGTCCCACTCGGAGAAGTCGACGGCGGCCCGCAGGATGGTCACGGTCTGCGGGGTGCTGTCGCGGTAGAAGGTGATTTGCTCGCCCGCCTCCACGACGCGCGAGCTCACAATCTGCGCCGTCGGGGTGCCGATGCCGTCGTACGGCCCGGTGCCGTGGGCTGCCTCTATGGCCGCAAGCGTGCCCGCCGGGAGCGCCGCAAGCGCCTGCGCGAGTGCCACGAGGGTATCGGTCTCGCCCTCCCAGCCCTCGCCCATGAGCGCCGTCAGCGACGCGAGGATAGCGTCCTGCTTCGCGAGCGTGGCGTCACCGCCGGCGGTGCCGGCCTCAATCTCGTCGATGGCGGTGGCAAGCGTCGTCAGGCTCTCTGCGCCTGTCCCGCGCAGAGCCGCCTCCACCGCTGCCACCGTGCGCCCGCCGGTCACGTCCGCTGCCGAGTGCGTCGAGAAGCCCGTGGCCGTCACCCACGCGCCGTCACCGTGGAGCTGCAGGGCCGCGAGCAGGGCGCTCACGTCCTCCGTGGAGAGGTCATTGAGGGCGCCGAGAAGGGCCTGCACCTGCGCCTCAGTGAGGGTGCTCAGGCCGCTCACGTCGGCCTTGAAATCCTCGACGCCGGTAACGGCCTCCCCAGCCACCTGCGTCACGTTTGCCGAGGCGGTGAAGCCGAAGGCCGTCAGCGTCCTCTGTGCAGCGGCCCACACCCCTGCTACTACGTCCGCAACCAGCGTGCCGAAGCCCGTGAGGGTACGGGTGCCTGCCGCCCACACGGCTGAGGTCACGTCCGCTGCCGAGTGCGTCGAGAAGCCCGTGGCCGTCACCCACGCGCCGTCACCGTGGAGCTGCAGGGCCGCGAGCAGGGCGCTCACGTCCTCCGTGGAGAGGTCATTGAGGGCGCCGAGAAGGGCCTGCACCTGCGCCTCAGTGAGGGTGCTCAGGGTCGAGACATCCGCCTTGAGGTCATCAGGCCCCGTGACCGCGGTGCCCGCCACCGCACCCACGTTCACCTCTCCAAGCGGGGTGATGTCAAGCAGGCTCATGTTCGGGGGGGCCTGTTCAACGTCCGCAGCCGTCAGCGGACCATAGGCGGCGATGGCCGCAGCCGCCTCCCCCGCTTGGGCGGCAGCCTTCGCCGCGTCGTAGGCAGCGGTAAGGGTCATGGCGTCCCCGGCCTGCGCGCGGGAGGATACGGCGTCATCTATCCGCGCCATCTCCACGTCATACTCGTTGGCAGGCGCAAGGCCCGACTGGATTGCGGTCACTGCCGTAGCGTTCGGCGCGTCAACAAGGTCCATCTGCGCGCCTGCGGCGGCCCGCGAGGTTACTGCCGCATCGAGGTTATCCAGCGCCTCACCACGGGCCGCAGTATAGTGGCCTCCCGGATAGTAGGGGCTGCTATACTGGGCCTCGGTGAGGTTGGTGTCCGTCACGCGCACGACGACAACCGCGCTCGTCATCTCCGCAGCCGACAGGGTGACAAACACGCACGCGCCCTCTATGACATACCCATCGGGAGCGGTGCCGGGATCGTAGGCAGCCGCGTTGTCCGCAGCCGCGAACGCCGCCCCGTCCACGGACACCTCTATCGTCGGGGCCGCAGGCGCGGTGGGCGTCGCACCCTCATAACAGGCTATCGCCACCTGCTGCTGCACGCCATGCGCAAATGCCACGGCCATATCAGGTTCCTCCTACGTAGGTGATCGGCCCATTACGCCAGACGTGTGTGCGGTGTGCTGCGGGGTAGCGGCCTGCGCCCCCCACCGCCCCCGCCCACGCCCCGCCGAACCATCCATCTATCCACGCCTGCGGCGGCAGCGGATCGTCCGCCCACACCGGCGCGGAGGCGATGCTGCTGACCGAGTTCCCGTTGCCGCTGAGGTCCTTTGTACCCCAGTGCGCGGTGTCCACGGCGGCCCCGGTCGGCCCCATGAGCGGGAGGTAGCACTCGCAGCCCGCGACGATGCTCCACGGGACGCGCCGCAAAGCGTAGATCGTGGCGATCTGGGCGGCGCTGAGTGCGGCAGGATAGACGAACACATCCGCAGCCATGCCGCCGAGTCGGCCACTCCCGACCGCCTGCCAGGCGCCGACGTGGTAAAGGTTGGTATTCACATAAACGGTCGTAGCAGGCGCGCTACTGTGTGAGGCATTCAGCGCCCCGTTGAAATAGAGCAGGCGGCTGGCTCCGCTCATCACGCCAACGACGTGCTGCCAGGTGTTCAGTTGGCGCAGACCAGTGGTGCCGTTGACGCGATTTGCCGGCATAGATGCAGGGCCTGTATTGAAGACCCATGTGTCCGTGTTGCCGTCCCCCTGCACTCCTTCGCCGCATACGTCATCACACCACAGGAGGTCGCCGTTACCGCCCGCGTCCGAGCCTTTGCAGACGCACCAGTGGTCGCGGTCGGCGGCGAGGTAGAACCACCCGCCGATAGTGAGGCCCGCCTGCCCCTCGGTATCGGACATGCGCGAGAGCACGAGGTAGTCGTCGCTTCCGTCGAATGAGACCGCCATTGCCCTCACCTCCCCGCTTAGCTCGTCGTGTAACTCAGCACGACCGCGCGCACTTCGGCGTCGCCGGTGGCGGTGTCGTTTGTGGCGTCGTCGGCGTCGCGCTCCAGTTTGAGCAGCAGCAGGTCGCCCGCTGCTACACTGTCCGCGTTCGTGAGCGTGATAGCCAGCGCGCTCATGTAGCCCGCCGTGCCGGGGACAGTCTCGTTGGCCGCGTTCACGGTGTCAAACGAGTCGGTGTCCACGTCCGCCGCATCGTCCGGCGAGACGCACATAACCGAGACTTCCCAATCCGTCTTCCCGCTCGTGGCGGAGGCCATCGAGTAGAAGAGCGTCGCCACCAGTCCCGAGGCGTAGTTGTCCGGCACCACGCCTGCGAACCGCATCTGTTGCACCACAGTATCGCTGAATGTCCAGTAGGGAACGCCCGCCGCGTTCGCGGCCACACCCGCCGGTGACGCGCCGCCGCCTGCATACCTCAGAGGTATCTCTGCCGTCGTCGCCATCTCTACCTCAGCCTCCTGAGTGTCGCCAGTGCCGCCGCGTGTTCGGTGTCCAGCGCGGCGAGGGCGTCCGCGAGCGCGTTGATTTGCAGCAGTTCGGTGCGGGTGATGTTGTAGCCCTCCAGGTAGCCGTTGACCACCGGCCCGCCATGATCGCCGCGCCTCTCAGTGCGGCGAACTCGCGCCAGCGCACCACGTCATTGGCGAAATCGCCGACGGCGAGGCCGAACGCTTGCACCTCGGCTTTCACGTCCTTACTCAGTGCGGGCATCAGCGGAGCCTCCTGTGTGTCGGTTGTGTGTGCGAGCCCCCGCTACGGTGCGAGCAGCAGGCTATGAAACAATATCGAGATTGCGCACCTCGCCATAGCAGGTGTCTCCTGTCTGGCCGCTGTTACGCGACGCGAACGCATACAGATAGCGGTAGGCGTTGGCGTCGGCCACCGACTTGCTCCCGACCAGCACCGTGCGCGCAGCATCGCTGTAGACCTCGACGGTGAACACGCCGCTTTCGCGCTTCAGCGTCAGGTAGTAGGGCACATTGACCGAGAGGCCGGTGATCTCCTGATAGGCTAAGGAGTTGCCGGTCATCAGCCACACGCGGATGCCGCCCCAGCAGGCCACCATCAGCGCGGGCTCTGCGCCCGTTTGGAGGCCGTAGATGTCATCCACGGTGTTGGCGAGGCACCACACGCCCATGAATGAGCCGGTATCCTGCCGCCAGGCGGTGAAGTCCAGTTCATGCTCGAAATCGCCTGCGAAGTGGCCTGCGCCGAAGTCCTTGTACACCAGCACATCTACGTTGTTCGCCATCCAGTCGGTCATTGTGATCGCAGATTCGGTCACGGTGATGTAGTCGGGCGGCACCACATCGAGCTCGGTATACTCTGTGTAGTCCTGCGGGCCCTTGCCGACAGGTGGCGCAGGGCCGCCGGCCGCCAACATGACGAAGTACTTGACGGTGGCGGGTGGATCGTCTTCATCGGCATACGAGAGCGACTCCCACTCGGTGGCCGCAAGCGCGCGGATCGGCGCGGGGTCCTGGAGGTAGGTGCCGAGGTTGGCGCGCGTTTCCACGTCCGTGACCATGCGCGCGTCGTAACTGTCGCGCGCCGGGAGCGTCGCACCTGCGCCTGCGAGCACCGCCGCGTGATCGGCTTCGGCGGAGGTGGTGGTCACTGCCGGGGCGTCGAAGCGCGTCGCGGAGCGGTAGTCGGCGGAGGCCACGTTCCAGCCATAGCGCACCTCGTTCCACTCGTCCTCTACGTCGCCGAAGTCGCCGCGAGTGCGGGGGCCGCTGACGCCGCTGAGGTAGAGTTGGATGTGGTCCGGATCGGCAACAGCATCATCGCTATCCTGCACCTGATAGCAGAAGGTGTGCAGGCGGGCCTCGCGGACGATCAATGTATCGTTGACCGCGTTGACGTTGACGTAGCCCTTGAGCCCGACGCCGAAGTCGCCTGAGTCATAGACGGTGTTGCCAACGCAGTCGATGACGTGCGCGAAGTCGCTGCCTGCGATTACCGGGTTCCTGTGATAGTGGTGCGCCCACAGGTTGTGGTGGAAGGTCGTGCAGTGCGCGCTTGGCGAGGCCAAACAGCCCTTCTCCGCATACGCGAGGAGGCACCACTGCACGGTGATGTAGCGCGCGGGGTCCCCGTCGGAGTAGAGGTTTTTGAAGCCGATATTCTCGTCATTGCCCCACGAGATTGAGCAATGGTCAATGACGATATAGCGCCCCATGAGCGTCAGCGGATCGCCCTCTGAGACGCTGCCGGGGCGGAAGCGCATGTGGCTGATGATGATATGGCTATCCCATGAGGCGGGATCGGAGGAACCCACGTTCGCACACCCTTTGATGCACACTCCGGGAGAGGGTGCGGTGCTCCCGTCGATGGTGGTATAGCTCGGGATCGTGAAGCGCGAGGGTGGCTCAATCACGCCCGCTACGTCGAACTCAATGATGCGCGGGCCGGTCTGCGCAAGCGCCCACGGCAGGGTGCCCTCTACCTCCGCATCCCACTCAAGCGAGGTAACGGTGTAGGTGGTGCCGCCGGTGCCCCCGGTTACGCTCGAACCGAAGCCCTCTATGACCATCGCGCACCTCCTCGCTGAGCCGTCATCCCCGGAACAGGTCCCGCCAGATCGCCTCTGTCAGCGCCTTCACCAGGCCGCCGCGACCACGTTCGACCTTGCCCGAGCGTTGCACCCGCTTCGTGCGCTTGCCACTGCGCTTGCTCGCGTAGGGCTCCTCCACGGGCTTCGGCGCGAGCGAGACGAACGGCACCCGCTGCACATTCCCCTCGGGGGCCGTTGCCGGCCGCTCGCACTCCTCGAGGTGGCACTTGCAGTTCGTCGTGCAGCGCAGTTCCCCCGACTGCGGCACGATGCCGAGCCGGGTCAGCTCCTGCACCTCATAGGTCCCGTTGCCCCAGCGCCCGCCGTGCGCCAGGTCGGGGTTCTGGTTGTCGGGGGCGTACTTGGCGAGCTCCTCGTCGGGGAGTTCGCCGGCGAGGTAGAGGCAGTCAGGGCAGTGTTCGGCCTCGTGCGTGCGCCACCTCAGATACCGCCCGGACGACTGGTCCGCGTACAAGTAGCCGTGCCAGAAGGCCTCCTCGCCGGCGTTGCCGTAGAGGGCCGCGCGCTGCTCGATCGACATGCGCACCCGCCGGGCCCCGATATCGTCGAGGAAGCGTCGCACGAAGACGTACTCATCGCGCCGGAGCCGTTCGACGAACTTCTCCTCCGCCGCGTCGAGGTCAGACCAGTTCCAGCCGTAGCGCTTCCCGAGCCGGAACTGCTCGCGGTAGGCGACGCGGATGGATGCCTGTAAGCCGCGCTCTGTCCGCGCCCGGACCTCCTCGAGATCCTCAAGCAGCGCCCGCCGCACCTCGTCATTCGTCTCGGTCACGAGCCGCCGGCGGGCGTAGCGCACCGTGGCGTCGTACGCCGTGAACGCCCCTACCATCTGCGCCTGCAGGTCGGCCTTCATGCGCAGGCTCGCCGCCCGCGCCTTCAGGGCCTCCTCGCCCATCCGGTCCTCGCCGACGGCCACGGCCACGCGCTTGACGAGCGACTTGCGCGCGGCGGCGACCCGGAGCATCACCTCATCGGCACCTTTGCGCAGGGCGTCGAACATTCTCCGTCACTCCCGCCGGATACCGCGGATGGCATCGAGTATCTCCTGATGTTGCGCGGCCCCGCGCGCCTCGAGCTTGTCCGTGCGCTCGTCGAGTTTGACCACGCGCCCCTCAAGCTCCCGGCGGGCGTCGCACTCGCGCTTTATGGCTTCCGCGTTGTTGTTGACCATGTTGCGCAGGTCGCTCCACGCGAACCCGGCCCCGGCGATCATCAGCAGCGCCCCGCCGATGGCCGTCACCGCCGTTGAGCTGTCGCGGCAGGCTTCAAGCAGTCCGCCCGCCTCCGCCTGCGCCCAGGCGACGGTAATCGCCCCACACACCGCCGCCGCGATAAAGCACCCAAGCCGCACCGTCCTCATCGCTCATCAGCCCCCAGCACGGCGTCAATCGCCGCTTCGATGTCCGCATCGACGTTGCCGCCAAGCGCCCGCTGCCAGCTGCTCAGCCGCGACCGCGCCTGTGCCAGGTCGGCCGCGACCGACTTCGCCATATCCTCCGTCGGCGGCAGGAAGTGCTGCAGGATGGCGTCGGGGTCATCCTCGCCCTCCCCCTCCTCTGCGTAACCATCGGGGCCGGGGAAGACGCCGCCACCTGTCGGGTCCATTCCCTCGTCGCCGCTGCCCGGAGCGCCGAAGGCCCCCGGCCCCAATCCCATCATCTCCTCCATGCCCATCTCGCCGCCGCCGAGCAGCCCGCCGATCTCCTGCTGAGCGATCAGCGCCGTCACGTTGCCCGGGGCGTCCGGCCACAGTGCGTACTCGCCATCGAGGTGCTCGTAGATTTGCGCGGTGATACGCTCGCGCTCTGCGGTGTCGTCGCGCAGCGCCTCCCACTTGCGCTGCACCTTCTGCTCGATCATCCGCCACAGGTGGCGATCAAGCGGCCACTGGATCTCGGGCTCGCCGAGCTCTGTGCGCGCCTCGTTGACCGTGTAGTAGCCGGCCATCAGCTTGCGCTCCACGAGGCCGAACTGCTTCTCCTCGTCGCGCTCGCGCAGGTTCGCCCACCTGAAGCAGTAGCGGTTGTCGATCGGCCAGATGAGCTGCTCGTTGATGAAGCTCTCGATGGCGAGCATGAACGGCACGACCGTCACGTCATCGCCGTAGAGCAGCCGCGTCGAGGGGTCGGCTTCGTTCAGGGCACTACCGGCGCCGCCCTTGAAGGACGCGAAGTTTATGGCCTCCGGGGGGACGCCGATCAGCGCGCACAGCGCGCAGACCACCCACGAGATCCACTTCTCCCAGTACATGTCGAGACGGGTGTCGCCGCGGGTGGCGAGAAACAGCGCCTTGGCGTCGGGGTCCGGCGACCACAGCACGGGCAGCCGGTGATAGTTGCCCGGCCCCCCGACCTCCGTCACGAGGTCCTCCTGGAACTGCTTGACGTACTCCTCGCTCCACTCGCCGGAGAGGTTGAGGATGCCCTCGGGGCGGTGGTCGTGGGTGAAGTACTCCACGTTGAAGGTTACGCCCGATGACAGCCCCGTGACGATCTCCACGGCATACTCAAGCTCAGAGCGGCCGTAGCCGTCGGTCCAGGTATCCGGGTCGAGGTTGCGCACAAAGTAGCCGAGCTCGTTCCAGGCGAATTCGCGGGCGATCTCGTTGCGCTCGGAGAGCTGCACGTAGGCGACGTGGTTCTCAAGCTCGGGGCGGATCTCGGCCTGATAGCCGCCGTCGGTATCGCGCGGGACAACGGCCCCCCCTGCAGCCTCCTCCACCTCGTCGCGGTTGCGGTAGGTCTGTTCGGCCCGGCGGATGCGCCGCCCGCTCACCGGCGCGAACCACACCGGCGGGAACGGGGAGCCATACTCGCGGGCCTTCGGGAACTGCTGGTAGACGGGGTGCTGGTCGACGTCGCGCGGGAACTCTTTGCGCACGGCGGCCCCGTCGAAGATCAAGCTATCCTCTGTGAGGATCCCCATGAACTGCGGGAACGGGAGCGCCCGCTCCTCGCCGAAGCCGTCCCAGCGGGCGACCTGGCCGTCGACGGTGCGGATGTAGTCCCAGCCGCCCCTCTCGATGAACTCCGTGAGCAGCAGAGCTTCGTCGCGCTGTTCGGCGGTCATGCGGGCTTCGGGGTCGCGCAGCTCGATGCGGAAGCCGTAGTCACCGCGCCGGCGGGGGGTGCGGGCGTAGCGGCGGACGATCTTAATGACGTGCAGCAGCACCGCCCGCACCATGGAGTGGCGCGACATCAGGTGCAGGATGTCGTAGGTGACGTTGGTGGCGGCGCGCGGGTCGCGGATGCCCCGGTAGGCCCCGGCGTTCGCCATCGCGTCGATGCGCCGATGGGGGATGCCTGCGGGCATGTTGGGGGTGGCGAAGCCTTTGCGCAGCCTCGGGTCCTCGAAGACGGGGGCGCCGTCGGGCGAGGAGGCCTTGTTCGTCGGGTTCTGTGCCATCGGTCTCTCCCTCGCTCGTGGGGTGGGGCGTACATGCGAAAGCCCCCGGCCCTGATGAGGGAAGCCGGGGGCTTTCGTCGGTTGTGCGCTCAGGTGGGGCGGGTGCTACTTCGCGGCGGTTCGCCGGCGATCCAGGTCCTCCGCGAACCAATCAGCAACGAGTAGGTCTACCGGATGCCGTGTCGGATCGGCCTCCAACTCAGCGAAGAGTGCGTCGCTCGCCTTCTCTGTGGCCTCCGCGAGTTCCGGGGTCGACTGGCCCAGCATCTGCGCGCGGGCACCAAGGAACCATCCCACCGCCAGCGGCCAGAGGCAGGCCAGGCGGCCGGGTCCCTCCTGCGGTGCGTCGTGCGGTGTCACGCTCCCTCACCGTCCTCAGAGTCGGCAAGGGCATTCTCTGCCCGGTCCCACGCCGCGTCGGCGTTGGCGATCCACTGCCGCGCCTGCGCCCGCGCCCGCTTGGTTCGCTTGGCGAAGGTGTCGCCAAAGCGCCGGGCCAGCCAGCCGGGAGGCCTGACCTCCCACTCACAGCGGTTTCTGATGTTGAGGCCCGGCCCGGGGTCCAGCTCAGTCTGCCAGAAGCCCTTGTCCTCGAGGTAGATGACCCACCGCTGCACCGTGACGACGATGAAGCCGCGGCCGACCTCTGTGTGAACGCGGTAGCGGGGGCGCTCACTCATCGTCCCCACCGCCCTCCGACATGTCCTCGTCATAGTCGATCTCATCGCGGTATAGTACGTGCTGGGTGTTCGCCCACTCCCCCTGTTCATCACGAACCTGCAGGACTGCAAGCGCCCCCTCCTCGAGGTCGCCTTCGTTGACGTACAGCAGGTCAACGTTGTCGTCGAAGTCGCCGTCGCAGAGCCCCATATCGTCCGTCCGGCGCATGACGATGCGCACGGGCAGGTCGATGCGTACACGCACTTCGTTGCCTTCGCATCGAACGGCACACGCTGCGCGTGCGTACGCAAGCCATTCGATGAGTGCAGTGATCTCCGGGCCGACCTCGTTGCGCCACTCACTCATCGGGATCATCGCCCTGCCACAGTGCCAGCGCCTGGTCAAGCGGGATCGTGAATCCCGCCGCGTTGCGGTGGCCACCTCCGCCAAAGGCCTCCGCCAGAGCGCGAGCGCCGCCACGAGGGTCTCGTACCGACGCCGTGATCTGCACGGTGTCGCTGATGGCGTCCAGGCACAGCCCCACGATCGGCGGCGGCATATCCTCGGCAAGCTGCCCCAGGACCTCTGAGCGGTCGCAGGGGAGCAGCCACGTCACCTGAAACTTCAGGCCGTCGCGTTCGCGCGGGCGGGCGAGCATCATAGCCGCCTGCCACGCCTTGAGATCCTCACGCCTGCGAGCGATGTCCACGGCCCGCAGGAGCTCCTCCGGCAGGTCGATGAAGCCGCCGGGATCCTTGCGCGCCATCGCGAAGACAGTCTCGATGCCGGCCTTGTTGAGCAGCCACGAGTAACTCCGCGAGCGCGAGTAGAGTCTGTCCTCCGTCAGGTGCAGGTCGCCGGCGTTGATCATCGCGACGAACTCCGCGCCGGTCGTGCGCCACTGCCGGTCGAGCCACGCGTTGAGATGCTCAAACAGCAGCCGCGTCGCGCACGCATCGCCACCATCGCGGGCGACGACCTCGCGCGCCTTCGCGCCCTCTGGAGCCGCCCCGTGGTGATCGAAGACGACGAGGTCGGGGTTCTGCCAGGCGGGGCTGTCGGGCGCGAGGTTCAGGTCGCAGACGACGACCTTCCCCTCCGCGCCGAGATCCTCGGGCACCGGGTAGTCGAGGAAGCGGATCTCGGCTACTGACGTGAACCGGTGGAGCAGCAGGGCGCAGCCGAGGCCGTCCATATCGGCGGCGTGGCAGAAGGCGACATACTCCGGGTCCCGATACCACGACTCACTCATTGCCCTCACCGCCCTGCGGGATATCCTCCGCGAGCCCCGCGTAATGCTCCTGCAGGCCGCCGCACTCCGCGCAGCCTGTCCTCGCGGTAGTGGTCCTCCCGCGCAGCATCCGCCGCACGCGGTCAACGACTACATCCTCTGCTACAATGGCGGGTTCTTCGGCCATACTCGGCAGCTCCCTCGCACGTCATCAGGTGGTGAGATCACTTGGGCTTGCGCCACTCGATCAGCCGCCCAGCGCCGACGACACCCTCGGGCATGGGGATGTAGCCGGGGCGGATCACGAGCTTCTCTCCGGTCTTCGGGTCCTCCACTTCGCGCTTCATCGCCGCAGGGGTCAGGTCTATCCCCGTCAGCGTCCCGCCGCGCCCGCCCCAGCGGGCGAGCATCTCGGCGGCCACGGTCGCGTAACTGTGCGTATGCCGGTAGTGGTCCGGGCCGACGGCCAGCCACTTCGCCACCGGCTGCCCGTGGGCATCAAGCTCCGTCGCCCGCGACATGTTGGTCATCTCGGACATGAACGCGTCGCGCGTGCGCGCGTCCATCCCGGGGAAGTAATCCTCCTGCAGGATGAGCCGCCGGGCACTGCGGTCGAGGACGGCCGTGCGGTCGAGCTTCACGCTCTCCTCGCGGCGCGTCTTGTCGATGACGACGCTCTGCGCGTCAGCGGCCTGCAGCGGCTGGTTGGCGTACCACGCCAGAAACACGCGCCCGGGAAAGGCGTCCCGCAGCTTGCGGGCCTGCGAGGTCTCCGGCATCGCGTCCACGACGAGGAACTGGATCCGGAACAGGCTCATCAGGTCGTGGAGCCTCTCCCACCCGCAGCGCTCGAGGTGGACGTAGTTGTGGCAGCCCTCGGCGTCGATCCCGCCGATCATGACCCGGTGCTCGTTCTCGCGCGGCGACTGGTCGACGCCCGCGAAACAGACCTCACCCTCCGGGGCCGCCTCCCACTGCGGGTAGCCGACCATCAGCGGCGCCAGCACGTCGGCATTGATCGCCAGTTCGCCGGAGCTTTTCGGCAGCCCCAGCACGTCGTTGTGGAACAGTTCCGGGTAGTCCGTGTACTCCTGCGAGCGCTCGATGCTCACGATGCGGTCGGCAGGCCACAGGTCCATGAGCATTCGAGAGGTGTGATACATCCGCCAGGTGTAGTCGCCGGTGCGGGCGTCCACCCAGCGGCCCTCGCGGATCGTCTCTTGCGTCAGTTCGTGGCCGTGGCCGCAGATGTAGAACGGCGGGTCGGCGTCAACGGCGATGCTGCCGGGCCACTCCAGCGGCCGTTCGTCGCCGCACACGGGGCACTTGACCAGCCACTGCGTCTGCGAACTGTCCTCCCAGTAGGCGTGTATGCCGTACTTGGGCACCGTCGGGGTCGAGGAGATGAGCCGCCGATCGTGCACGGAGGCGGCGGTGCGCGCGCGATACAGGCTCACGATATCGGGCCGGGAGCGGTCGATCTCGTCGTGATAGAGCAGGTCGGCCGGGATGGAGATGGCCTGCGTTTCGACGGTGGCGCCACGGAAGAAGATCGTCGACTGTCCGCCGTCGTGGCGGAAGGTCTTGATCTCGGCCGCGTCGATCTCGCCCATGCGGTCGCGGAGGTACTCGCTCGCCTGGATGGCGGGCTTGGCGCGGGTCTTACTGAACTCCGCCACGTCCTTGGCGGTCGGCATCGTGACGATGGCCGTGACCCTGTGGGTGTCGCAGAAGTGGTAGACGTCGGCAAGCGACGTCGTGGTCTTCCCGGTCTGCGAGCCGCACATCATGCCTTTCTCGCTGGCGCGGTCGTCCATGACCTGCCGCATGTGCGGGTAGCGCTCAAAGTCGAGCGGTTCGCCGCGCTCGGTGCGCATATGCTGTGCGGCCCACTCGGAGACGGGGACCTGCGCGCGGTGCACGGCGGTCATGCCGGCGGCGAAGGCTGATGTGCACTCCTCCACCACCTGTCTGACCGTTGTCGCCGCCGCCGCTGTCGCCATGGTTCTCCCTACTTCTTCAGCTGCACGAACAGCAGACCGGTCTCCTCGTCATACTCGGGCACCCACGGGGCCTGCTTGCGCACCTCTGAGATCTCGAGTCCGCAGCCCTTCTGGATCATCGTCTTCACGCTGCACATGATCTCGCCGGAGTCCTTGCGCGTGAACGGCCGGGCGCCGTCATCGCGTTCGCCCCCGAGGCCGACGTAGATGCGCTGCTGCTCGCCATCCCACGCGAAGACAACATGCCCCGACGGCGGGAAGCCGTAGAGGTCACAGGCCGCGCGGTTGATGCACAGCTGCCCGCTGCTTGCAAGACGGATGAGGGGCCTTGTGCTTCCGCAGCGGATCGTCCTGAGCGGCTCGAGGCCCGCCCGCGGGATAACGACGCCGATCGTCTTCCCCGTGCGGCAGTTGGCGCAGCACGGGCCGTCGGCACGGAGCATCAGCGGCAGCCCGTCACCCGTCTGGCGGATCGTCGCGAACGTCCGGCCGCACTTCACGCACCGGGCCTCAAAGCCCATGGCCCTGCAGCGTTCGACGATGGAGCTGATTGCGTCGTCAGATTGCGTCGGCTTTGGCATTGTGATCTCTGGCCTCCCTCTGGCAGCCGTCTGTGTGCAGATCCCCCCGACACCACTTGCGCCCCATCAGAGCGGCAAACTGAACGACGTTGATGTCGACGCCGGAGCCGCAGGCGCAGACTTCGGCTTCGAGTTCGCAGAGCCGGGCGCTGCTGATGGGCAAGCCCCTGTAGCCGTCATAATCCTGTCCCATGCCTGCGTTGCCGCCTCCAAGGCCTCTGCGGGTGTCGCGCCCGCCACGCGGGCTTTCATCTTCGCCGCCCAGGCAGCGGCGCGGCCACCGTCACTCAGCAGCCTCCAGCGCGAACGCCTCCTGCCGCGTAGCCGCAACCTCCGCAGGCTCGAACAAGCGCCCCTGCGCGAGTTCCTGCTCCAAGCGGCGTGCCGCGAGTTCGCAGTATTCCTCGCTGATCTCGATGCCGGTTGCGTGACGCCCGAGGCGGTAGGCCGCGACAAGTGTGGTGCCGGAGCCGAGGAAAGGGTCGAGGACGGCGCCTCCCGGTGGACATGAGTATGCGATGAGCGGCTCGATGAGGGCCAATGGTTTCTGCGTCGGGTGAAGCGCGTGTCCGTGACATGACCTCACCTGCAACACCGAGCGCATCAAACGCGGGCCGCCGTCCTCAACTGCGTAGGTGGAGACACCCACATCCGCAGTGTGTCGCGGCTTCTGCTTGCGGTTTATCGTCCGCTTCGTCGCGTCCATGGTGAACACGGGTTCATGGTAAACGTCAGCCCACGACAGGGAGGCGCGGTAGAAGTGCAACACGAACTCGTGGACCCGTCGGAAGCGGTCGGCATGGAAGATACTGCCGTTGTGCTTCTCCCACACGATCTCCTGCGCGTATTGCCATCCGCCGAACTGCTCGATGGTGTTGAGGAACAACCGCATTGAGCCGCAGCACCACAAGCTATCGGCAGTGATCAGGGCAGGCCATCCGGCTACTGCCTCATCCCACGACAGCGACGTTTCGCCATACGGCGGGTCCGTCAAGCACAGATCAAACCTCTCCCCCGCCGCCTCCAACTCCGGCAGCACTTCGAGGCAGTCCCCGCAGTAGATGCGCAGGCCATGCTCCTCGTTCGCCCAATACGGCTTCACGCGCGTCCTCCTCGCCGGCAGAGCCTCCGGCACGACCTGAACGGCACCCATCGGCACAAGCCCTCCACATACCCCCGCAGGCGCCTGCGCTCGTCATAGGCCCAGCGGGCGACGTAGACGACGGCACAGCAGGCGGCGTAGGCGGCCACGGCCAGGACGAACAGCACCGCGCACATCAGGAAGTCGCCGGCGGTCACGTCCGTTGCCCACGGCATCGGTCATCGCTCCCTGTAGACTGGTGCCCAGCGGCGCGGGCAGCGTGAACATCAGCGGCCACCGTCACTCGCCGTCCTCCTCGAGCGCGAGCTGCTGCAAAGCGGCCTGCACGTCGGCGGCCACTGCCGCCGCCTCCGCCGGGTCAGATACGTGGCGGGCCACAGCCTCCCCCACCGCCCGGAACGCCTTGAGGATCTCCGGCTGCGCGAGCTTGACGTGGATGGTCTCGCCCTCGTGGCGCTTGACGATACTTTCCCACATCCGCGCCAGGTCGAGGCCAACGCCTGCGATGTAGCGCGGGTCCGGCAGGATCTCTACCGGCCCGTCTTTCGTGGCGACGGTGATCGTCGCGTCCGGCTTGAGGCCCTCTCGGGCAAACCACACGAGATACAGCAGGTCGTCCTCAAGCGCAAACGCAGGCCCGACGCTCTCTTTCCACGAGGCGAACTCCACCACGGAGTTCGGGTCCCAGTGCTTCGAGCGGCGACCGTGCTTGAAGTTCGGATGGTCAACGCCTTTGACCGACGCGCCGCCGTGCATCCGGCAGCGCCCCGAACCGACGTGATCGGTCCCCCAGCCAGCGGGTCGCTTGCAGGGGTGTCCGGCCCTCGTTTTTGCGCCACAGCTGTTGTCATGCATGGGCTACCGCGTCCCTCAGCCTCCTGCAAGGGCTACCGTCACTCAGAGTCAGGCGCCTCCGCCCCGCCGCACTTGAACGCATGAAGTGCCTCTGCCGCAGCTCGTGATCGAGCAGGGCCTCCTGCTGGTCCTCTCGCAGGACCTGCCAGATCGGGGCGCTCACGATGATGTAGCAGGCGGTTGTCGGTAGCAGGGCGCGCTCAAAGGCCGAGGCGCGCTTGGCCGTAGCCCACGTCTCCTGCCCCCGGTTCTTCGGGGTGTCGGAGCGGAACATCAGTCGGATACCGAACTCGCGCAGGTACTCGTGACAGGGCTTTTCGAGCACCCGGTCGAGTACGTCGAGTGCGGCAGCGTCTACGTCTTCTGCGGGTCTGAACCAGGCCATCGGGCAGCGTCTCCTCTCAGGTGGTGGTGTGTGCGACAAACGCGGCGGGCAGGGCCGCTGTTACTTTGCATCACCCGGCAGCTTCCCGACGGCGTAGCCGCGTTCGATGCAGGCGCGGAACTTCTCGTCTGTCCGCCGGAAGCGTCCCCCGCCCCAGTCGTGCGGGCGGGCGGGGAGCATGACGTATTCACACAGCCGCCTGCCGCGGATCCCGCGCTTGTAGAAGCCGAGCATCTCGCGGCAGTGGTAGTCGATGTTTCTCTGCGGGTCACGGATCAAAGGGTAGTGCTTCACGTCCATTGGACCGGCGCAATTACCAGGGGCCACACCCCCGACGCGCAGGCCGAAGTTGGCCGCGCCGTAGACGAGCGAGTAATACCACGCGGCTCCGAAGCCCGGTGCGTCGTGTTCGGCCTCCAGGCGCTCATGCGTGGTGACGAGGTAGTCGCAGTAGGGCAAAAAGCCGCTGCCTGCGTAGTAGTTGGCCACCAGCCGCTCACACTTGCGCACGCGCAGGTCGTGGATGGCCTGTGCGTCGGGTGTGGGTGCTGCCACGGCCTCAGCAGGCTCAGCCCCCGCCGGAGAGGTCGCGACGACCTGTGCGCCCCAGATGACGGTCAGGACGAGGGCAATCCACAGCGCCACGCGCACTGGGCTTGTGGTCCTCATCAGACCTCACTCCCGAGGCGGCCACCGGGCCGCTCCTGCATCAGACGGGCGAGCTTGTCGGTCTCGGCCTCGCGGGCGACGCTTGAGCGCACCACAACACCGCCCTCCGGGACGATGAGGGTGTCGAACGAGCCGCCAGCGGGAGAGCCGGCAACGCGCTCAAGCGCCCGGCGGGTCTCCGGCCAGGGGCGGGCACCGACGCTCTTGAGCAGGGCATCGCGCTCCTCCGCCTGCCCCTCCAGCAGGTCGCCGAGATACGCTGGCATGATGCTCGCCCTCCGTACACGACAGAGGCCCTCCACGATGATGCGGAGGGCCGCCATGCAGCAGGCACGATGGTTGCGTCGACGCGTGGCCTTGAGAATAGCATTGTGCTTGATTGTTGTCAAGGCCTAGTCCTCCTCACACTGGTCTCGCCACTCGCCGAGGGCGTCCTCGATGAGGGCTTCGCATTGGCGCAGGAGCCGCTTCGCCTTGAGCGAAAGGTCGCACGTGCGGGTCCGAGCAGCCGAGAGGATCTCCATGGCTCCGGTGCCGGTGCGGCCGTCTGCGCGGGGCTCGGAGAGGTAGAGCTCGTTCTCCTCCGGGGTGCCCGTCACGTAGTAGGGCAGGCGGCCATCGCTCAGGCCCTCAAGCCCCGCCATGATCTGACACAGCATCTGCAGGTTGGGGTCGAGGACGTAGGCGACATCGACCTCGAATTTCCTCGGCATGGCGCCACACCTTCCGTCGGATGCGCCCGCGGGGAGGGGCGGAGGGTGCGAGCGGGAGGGTGTCGCCCTCCTCCGCCCCTGTCCCCGGTCCGGGCAGTTCTGCGTGCCCTGGTGCGTCCGTTGCGGCGTTGCTGCCGCTGCCACTGGTGCGGTCAGCGGCACGATAGCACATCCCCGAAAATTGTCAAACGTGCTTGGCTATTGACAATCTCCGGCCCGACAGCGTCCGGCGGCAGCAGGTGTTCGACGACGACGCGGGCCGACCGAAGGACCCTCTGCGCGCGGTCAAGCGTCCAGCCGCGGCGGGCGGCGAGCTTCGCCAGGTCCCGCCCGTTGACGTAGACGTTGAGCCACAGGACCCGCTCGTCCTCATCGAGGAAAGTAATCAGATCGCCCTCGCGCAGGATGGGTACGAGCGGGTCCGCGGGCGTCGTGCGGATGCGGTTGCCGCGGACGCGCCGGACGATGAGTTTGCGGGCCTCCCGGAGCCGGTCGGCGGGCAGGGTCTCAAGGCCGCAGACGGCCCATCCCTGCCACAGGCACCAGTCGCCCCAGGTGAGGTCGGCGAGGATGTTGCGGGCGCGGATGCGGTCCTGCGCGGTGTCCTCGTAGGCCGCATACCAGTCGTCGAAGGACTGGTCGTCAGTGTGCAGGACATCGAGGTTCAGGGTGTCAGTTGCCATCGTCTACAGCACCTCCCGCTACAGTGTCAGATCACGTCACTACAGGACTTCCGCTTCCTCCAGCGCCACGAACTCCACCCCGAGAGCCTCGTCGCCGAACAGCGTCCCCTCCTCGGGAAGCCCGAGCCTGCCATAGTCCCTCAAGCCCCAGTAGGGCGGCGAGGTAGCCACGCAGTTGACGCTTCCCGACGGGAGCGAGCGCAGGCCGTCCAGCACGTCAGCGAAGATGATGCGATGCGAAACGCTACTCACTCCGCCGCCACCTCCGCCTCACGGCAGATGCGCCGCGTTCGGTGTTCATCAGCAGCGCCAGTTCGTGGGCGGCGTTGAGCATTTGCTCCGGCATGAAGCCCATGATGCCGAGGCATAGCGCGTACGTGATTAGTTGCCCGTTGCGCCACGCTCGCTGATACACTCCTTCCGGCTTCTTCCACCGATTGATCTCAGCTATCTCCTCCAGCACCTCGCGCCGCGTCATCATGCCCTCGTGCGCGTCCGGTGGATTCAAGAATTCCTCAACCTCCTCGTCAGTCTCGTCGCCCGGCCACGCGCCGATGATCTTTGTCCAGTCACTCACCCCACCCACCTCCTCTCGCGCCCCTGCTGCGCCCATGCGTCCGCGTTCTTCTCGGCTGCCGCGTCGGAGCGCCCTGCCGCGACCGCGCACGCCATGACGAACGCACCGATGGCGATCCCTGCCGAGAATGCGATCAGCACCGCGATTGCGAGTGTCATTCCGCGTCCTCCTCCGCTGCATACACTCTCACCTCTACGCGCTCCTGTGCGTCGAACCGCTTGCGAAGCAACGCCGTCACGATCCGCGCGTCATCCACGAACACGATGCCATTCAGGGCGTCATTAAGCAGCTTCACGTAGTTGTCGAGGTCCGGCTTCTTGTGCGGGAGGTTGTCGCTCTTGCGCCACGACTGCGGCTTCGGGCGATACCAGGTTGCCTCCAGCACAAGCGGCCCGTCCAGTGGTTGCAGCCCCGCCTCCTGCATCGCCTGAAGCGCCCACGCCGCCGCGCGCGTCTTCCAGTCGGCGGCCTCCTTTGTGTCAACGCGCCGCTGAAACTTGCCGCGCCGAACGTGACGCTTGCGCTCCTGTTGGATCGTGCCCGGCACCACGAACGCGATGTGTGGCGCATCAGTCATACTCAGCACCCTCCTCTTCCAGCCCCTCCGTCGCGCGCAGCAGTTCATCGTCGCCATGCTCCCGCGCGTACTCGTCGGGGCGCTTGCCGTAGAGCCGCGCGAAGAGGCTTGCGGCGGCGAGGCGGATTGTCGGGCCGCCGTCAATGCGACCCGCTGCCTCGGCTGCCCACCAGTCGGCGTTATCGTGGCAGAGGGCGAACGCGCATCCCGCTCCTTGGACAGCAGCGCACCTCCGCGCGATCACCTGCACCTGCTCGTCATACGTCATCCTGCGTCGCCTCCTCTCGCAATGGCAGGCCGATCAGCCGATCCACAAACCAGCACAACACCCACGCGGCCCACCTCGGCACTGCGCGCCCGATGCTCCACATCACCCGGCGCACACCTCGCCTGCGGACCATGCGGCTGCGACAGACGAAGCTCCAGAAGTGCAGCAGCGTTGACGCGCGGAAGAGCCTGTCAGCAATCATCATTCGCATCCTGCGTTGCCTCCTCTGCGGCTTTGAGTGCGGCCTGCATACGGTGCTCAAAGCAAATGCCGTCGAAGCAGTCCTCGTTCTCCTCACCAGATTCGACGACGGCGCATTCACGGCCATCGTGATAGACACAGCCGTCAATCTCGTGCACCGCCCACTCCAGCGCCGCCCTTGGCACACTTGCCGCAATGTACCCCCGTAAGAACTCCTCAGCCGACGAGCGCACCCACTTCCTGCGCCCGAAGTAATCGCACTCCTCCTCGGTCACGTCGTCCTCACACAGCACAACCTCCAGCGCACGCACTGGCGTCCACGGATAGCGTTCACTCATCGGAACCCTCCTCTGCGGCTTTGAGTGCGGCTGTGATCCAACAGTCAACGCACTCGCTATCCCCGTGTTCGGCGTGTTCATCTTCGCACAAGGCAACCCCCGAAGGGCATCCTACTTTCCACTCCGACGTTGTCCTCTTCGCCAACCACTCCAGCGCCGCCCGCAAGTGCGCGACTTCGGCTTCGAGGGCGGCGGCGCGGTTGGCCCAGTCTACGCGCTCCTCGTCCGCGTCCCCACGCAGCGAGTACATCGCCTGGATCCAGCTCATCTCACTCACCCTCCGCGTCGTTGTAGGACAGGCGTCCTCGGACAGCGGCCACTCGTCACTCATCCTCCGAACCTCCCTCTCGCCTCTCCTTGCCCGTGAACGTCCGCTTGCACTTCTCGCACCTCCATCTGCGCTCCAGCCACTCGCGCTGCACGAACGTCGGCGACGCGCGGCAGTGGGGGCAGCGAGGGCCGCTCACTCCTGCTCCCTCCCCACCATGCGCCGCAGGCGGGCCAGCAGCGCGCGGGCGTCGGCGTCGCGCTCCTCGTCAATCGCGCGCGCAAGCGCCTGCCGCACGAACACCGTCTCGTCGGCGGCCACGTCTACCGTAGGCATAGGTTCACGTGTTGCCTGCATGACAGACACCTCCCGCCAACTCTGCCACTATCCTGCACGGGCACTCTGCGCAGAGCGATCCATCCTGTACCGCTTGCGCAAACCGCTCGCTCCTGCGTTGCCGCACTACGCACAGGTCCTGAAGCGCCGTAAGCATCCCCACTTGATCGTCTACGCTCAACTCCCCGATCTTCTGTTGCTTCTGCCGCGTCCAGACGATCCGGTCGCGGAGTATTTCGTCCTGGTCCTCGTCGGGCAGACTATCCGTAGCGTTCATCGCGTGACACCTCCATGCGGCTACCCATGCGCGCCTCATCTGCCTGCGCGATGGCCCATGCCTTCTCGTCGTAATAGTGGCCGCCGTTCGCGTAGTTGACGTGGAACTTGACTGTCGGAAACTCAGGGATGGGGCGCGCCTTGAAGCACGTCAGCGTGCCCTCGTCACGCTTGCGCCCCTCGTCGTCTACGGTGCGTTCGAGGATGATAGCGAGGCTTGCATCGAAGGCTGCGCCGCGACCACCATAGGGCAACACATCGCCGGGCACGTTGCTGAAACTCATCTGACTAAGCAGCAACACCGGCACCTTCAACTGTTCTGAGAGGGTCTGCAAGTCCAGCGACACCCGCGCGAGGGCAAGCCTCTCCTCATCTGCCGACCGCCCGAGGCGCTGGAGGTAGTCAATCACCACGAGGCCGAGTTTGCGCCGCCGCGCTTCGATCTGAATGAGCGTCGTCAACTGCTCCACGCGCGTCACGTTCTGCCCGATCACCACGGGGAGTTCCAGCAACTGCCGGTGCGCCTGTTCTGCCCTCGCCTCTATCGCTTCGCGCTCGTGCTTTGGAGCGCGCCCTGGCATGAGCTTCATCGCGTCTATGCGCGCCAACCACGCGACTGCGTTGCGTATCCACGGCTCCCGACCCTCCTCCAGCGGAAACACGAGGGCATGTGGCCGCTCGTCTTCTGGTACGCGAGCAAACTCCTGCGCGCTCTTGAGCGTGGCGTGCATCGCGAAGCGCGTCTTCCCGCCCCCCTGCATCGCCATGAGCAGCACGAGGAACATGTTGCCGAGGCCCCCTGTGTAGTAGTCAAGTTCGCCAACGCCAAACCGCGCGGGTGTCAGATCGAAGTTCGCGTTCAGCGCCTCCTTGATGCTCTGCCAGTCCTCAGTCTTCGTGGCGTCTGGCGTCACCGTCATTGGCCCGTCGTCTGCATTGGCGAAGCGCAGCGCCTCGGCAGCAAGGTCCGCGATCACCGCGTCCGGCTCATGTTCGCGCGTGTAGAGTTTCTGCCGCGCCTCACCCGTCCACACGATCATCTTCCGCAAGCGTGACTTGCCAGCAACCGCCCGGATTGCCGCCTGCACATGTTGTCCTGTCCATACGTCGTCAGCAACTTTGCGCAACCACTCGCGCCCGCCTGTCGCTTCGAGTTGTCCTCGCTCACGCAGCCGCGCCGCCACAGTCGGCACCGCAACCGGCTTGCCCTGCTGCCACACTTCACAGATCGCCGCGAAGACCTGCTGCGCTGCCTCGTGGTAGAAATCGGATGGCTGCAACGTCAGGATGGCATGAACGAACTCCTGCTGATCCCACTTGCTTTCACTGCGCAAGCAACACCCGAGGACGATCTGCTCCGCGTCCTTATCCCACGGAGGTAGGCGCACGTCGTCGGGCGTCTGCGCGTTCACGGCCTCCGGCGCTGATCTCATTCGTAACCACCCGCCATGATCTTCTCGCGCACTCGCTCAATCAGACCATCACCCCAAAGACCACACTCCTCTGCGCGCTTGCGCAACTTCTCCTCGCAGCCGGTGGCGCAGTGCGAATACAGCCAGTGCTCGCGATCCTTTCGGAACCCGACCAGTTCGCGATCCCACGCCTGCTCCTGCGTCCAGAAAGCGTTCCGGGGGCGGGGGCCGAACAAGCGAACGAAGAGGCGTTCGTCGTCGTCTTGAAGTGTCTCTTCCTGCTCAAGTCGCTCCGCCGCTTGGCGAACATTCGAGGCGAGGTATTGTAGATCAACCGGCTTGCCGCCTTGAGCTTCCCGCGCCGCAAGTGCTCCACACTCTTGGACAAGGACATCGGCGGCGCGCGGATGAACACGAGAGGCCGCCATAAGCGCGGCATCAATCGCGATTGATCCATCGGGCAAGCGAAGAAGGGTGCAGAGGATTTGTCGTGCCTGATCTACTTGAGAAGCAGAAGTAGCCGTGCCTTCTTCTGCTGTTAATGTTGTTCTCTTAACGTCTAGAGAATCGTGTTCGGTAGGCGAACACCCCTGCTCGTCAGATACTAAGGCCAATAGCCCTTGCGCCCCTAGGCTTTCTACCTGTTTGTGTTCGCCTCCTGAACACTCTGCGTCCGGAGATAGGTGTTCGCCATCTGAACACTGCTGTTCATTTGCCGAACACTGGCGTTCAGATGGCGAACAGTGCTGTTCATCTCCCGAACGCGCTACAGTCTGTGTGTTCGCCTCCCGAACACCATCTTGTTCGGCTCCCGAACACTCTTCGAGGCCGTGAGACACCTGCCACTTCTCCCAGTTGACGATCTCCCAACACGGATCACTGCGCCGGTTATCCTGCTTTATCATTCCTCTCTTCTCATAGATTGCCAGCGCCTCACTCACAGTGCCGACTCCAACGGAAGCCCAGTCAGCCAGGCGGCGGACACTCGCGGGCATAGGACGCCCCTCGTGCTCTCCTGCGTTCAGAATGCCATACGGTCTGTAGGCTCGGGCAAATGCGAGGAGCGCCAGCCACACGTACTTCTGGCCGATAGTGAGCGCCTGCATATCGGCGGACTGCCCGTCGAACGTTGCGAGGAAGAGTTTGACGTAGTGGTTTGGGTTAGCCACGAACTGGATCACCCCGGAGCAAAGAAAAGCCCTCGCGCTGGCCGCCTACGCAGTCTGGAGAGACACGCGCGGAGGTTTGCACGAGGGCAATATGGTCACGGTCAGATTGTGGTGGGCGGCCATAGAACGCAAAGCCGCGCCGTGTCTCTCCAGACACCTCCATTATAGCACGAACGTTCGTCGATTGCAAGCGCATCCCGGCAACCTCTCGCTGCGCGCTCTGCATCCCCGTGCGTCCCCATGCGCGTCAGCAGGTGCGGCGTGTGCGTCAGTCCTGCGGACTGCTCTTCGCGTGCTCCTCCAGCGCCTCCCTGAGCTTCTGCACTTCGTCTTCGTCAAGCACGATCTCTGCACCATCATCTGCGCTTGCGATGCTGTATCAGCACTTGATAACCATCGGCTATCCTCGCGGTGCGCAATCACCGCAAGCCGTCAAACCTCAGCCCGACAGCCACTTCTCATGATGCAATCTCCAATCGCCGCGCCTTCGTCGGCGCGCTTGCGCCCGTCGGCAAGTCGAAGTCATCCATGCCACGGGCAATGTTGTTCGCTGCGTTCACGTCGGCATGGCGGGCGAAACCGCACCGCAGGCAAACAAAGTCGGGGCCGTTGCGGTTGTCCTTGTCGCGATGGCCGCAGGAGGAGCAGGTCTGCGAGGTGCCCGCTGGTTTGATCTTCTCGAACGTCAGCCCCACCTCACCGCACTTCTGCTCAATTCGAGTAACCAGGTGGAACCGCGGCCAGAACTTCAGCCTGCCGCTTCCCTCCACACCGAGGCCTTTGAGGTCCTCCATGCGCAGACCCGTCACGCGCATAGCGAGGCAGAGGTCAACAATCTCCCGGCTGATGAGTTCGTTGATATGCTGTCGAACGCCGGTGATCTTCGCACGCAGGTCGCGGGCGGCTTCGCGCTTGCCTGCGCGATTGAGGACGCGCTTGCGCTCCTCGTAATCATCAAGGCGCTTCCAGAGGCGTGGATACTGGTCATTGCCGAGGAAGCGAACGAAGCCGCCGTCGGGATGGTCGGGGATAGACAAGACTGCCGGGCAGTTCAGCCCCAAGTCTATCCCCGCCCACACCTCCTGCTTCTCGACCTCCCTTCGGGCTATGGCGTCGGGTAGGTGTACGGTGATCTTCACAACCCACGAGCCGCGCTTCTTGCGGTCGGGCATGATCCGTATGCAGGCGAACTTCTCTGCTTCGGCAAGGATCGCGTAGCCCCACCCGTTGCGGCCAACGTCCTTGAGCCGCCATTCGCGCCGGTTGTCTTCACTGCGCGAACCGCCGGGGTAGAAGTGCGGATTGCACAGATACCAGGTGCCGCCCTCGTTGACGACGGAAGCCACTTCGTGGCCGGGGTCCATGCGCAGGAAGATGAAGGGCGCGCTGCCGGGGAACGGGAGCGAGGCGCGCTCACCTGCGGCAATCTTCTTGAACTCAGTCTTGAAGCGAGCGAAGAACTCTGCGCGCTGGAGGTCATTGACGAGTTCGCCTCGGTATCCACGATCCGCAAACGCCTGCTTGCCGACCTGCACACCGCGCGCCTGCACGTCACCCCAGTTGATACGCTCGCCATCTACTTCGTCACAGGCGCGATACCACTCGCGAACCATCGCGGAGCCCGCCGCGCCGAGTTCATCGCAGAGGAGTTGACACAGGCGCTTGTCCTCCTGCGGCATGTCGGCCAGATAGAATGTCGCGGTCTTTATCATTGCTTTAGCTATCTCTCCTCCTCTGCCCCGCGCGCGCGTGGATCGCACGCTGCGAGGCCTGCCTCTCCGCCTTCTCCAGCGCCGCCCAGGCCGCCTTGCCTCTGCCCCGCGCGCGCGTGGATCGCACGGTGCCCTATGTACGACACTCTGACCCGGTTACCTCTGCCCCGCGCGCGCGTGGATCGCACGTCGAACCGGTCGTCACGTGCCGTTGTCCTCTGCCCCGCGCGCGTGGATCGCACGCTTGGGGCGCGCGCAGGTTTGCCGGACGACTCGTTGCCCGGCCTCGCGGCTCAGAGTAGCCGCAGTCGAACCAACCGCAGCCGGTTCGAGGCGTCTTGTAAGCGTACATGCAAAACCCCCGCGAAAAGCAACGCTCTCGTCCCGGCAAGGAAACGGAGGTCGCGCTTTCGCGGGGGCAATCCTATTGATGTGCATTGTGAACGCGACCTCCTCTCAAGTCCTTGCCGGGACACTTTCAGTTTACATGATATGGGGCGGCTTGTCAATACCACTCGCTACTGATCGCCGAACGAGTCCTCGCCATCCTCCGCCTGCGGGTGCTTCACGTCTGCGCGGATCGCAAGGAAGCCCTGCACGAACGCGCAGGTCGTTGCTTCGCTAAGGTAGATCACTCGCCCCACACTCCTCTCTCACGCGCCCTATGCACTCAAGTTTCTTTGGCTCCGCGTCCTCCAATGCCAACGCAGCGGCGGTTCGTTTGGCTGCACATTGGCCAGCACTCCGCGTGCGCGTGGGGCGCACTGCACCCCCTACCGCGACAGAGTGGCCCAAGGTTCGCTCGGGCGCTACAGGTAACGTCCCTGATTCGCGCTTCACCGGGCCGCGCACCGCGATACTCTCCGGGGCCTTCCCGGCGAGTAAACCTCTGGCGAGGATGTTCCTCGCTGCGTTCACGTCAGCGTAGTCGGCATGACCGCAAGCCACGCACCGGAACCGCTTGCCGTCTCTGCTGTCGGCGCTCGCAGACTGCGCATCGCGGAGCGGGCTTGGTGCTCACGATTGTGCCTCCTGCTCGGGCTCGTCGCCGCCCGCGCAGCACTGGTACGCCGCCGCCTGCTCATCCCACGTCCGCCCGCACACCGGGCAGGCG